CCAATATTTTTTTGAGTTGCCTTATTTAAATTTTCCATAAACCAAGCATCATTGTGCCACCCACACTTATGTATCTCTCTACTACAAACATATAAATGCTCTGGTATATCTTTTCCACCTTCACATCTTGGTGGGAAATGATGAACATCCATACCTCTCATCTGTTCCCAAGTTAATCCCCAATTTTTTCGAGCAATATTTCTTACTGTTTTAGGACTTAACCTTTCCCTTGGAACTTTAATAATAGCAGACACATTTCAATCCCAATCTAAAAATATTTATACAAGATAGACTTCACTCATAACGAAACTCCTTTTTAATCTTCTACATAAATGAACGAAGCACTAGCAGCAGTAATATTAGATGTTGATGAAATTACTGCGGTTATAAAACTATTTGGTGGAACATGAAGTCCAATTTCAGATAAATCAACATCAATGGTTGAGTTATCTGATACATGAAAAGCAGCAATAGGAGGTATTGATTGTGCTGCTAATGTAAATAATCCAGTGCTATCTTGAGTTGCATAAAGTGATGCATTAAAATCACTTTGAGTAGTCCATCTCAAATAATTTGTAAGAACTGGGTTCCAATATATGCGAATAACTGCTGGGTCTCCTGTTGTATTTACTGATGCAGTAAGTCTTCTAGGAAGTAAATCTCTTGTATTAATCTTACCTTGATAAACAAGTTTATTTTTAAGAGAAATGAGATGATATAAAGAACCAGGAGTGTTCATACTATCATTTCTGGTTGTAGTCACTGAATATGGAAGTTTTGTTCTTTCAACAATACCTTCAATCGCACCAAGGAAAGAAGAACCTCTACAAGTAACAACACCTACACCACCACCTAGATTTGCAGCAACATATCCAATCTTCATTGATGGATTGTCTAGGTGTGGTAGTTGGTTTCTATTTGAATAATGTTCGTGATGGAAGAAAATCATATCCCCATTTAGAGGATTTTCAATCGCATATCTAATCTCACCAGAACCTAACCAACGGAAGTTGATTTGATATACATTTAACTTAGATGGGTCTAGAGTAATACCAGAATATCCAGTTCCATCAAGTTTATCTAAATTAAAATCTTCTTGGAAAGTCCAGTTTTCTGTTTGTACTACCCCTGCCTGTCTTAATAATGCATTAAAAGATATTGTTGCGGTGCTTGTAATATCAAAAGTTCCAGTTTGAGGTCCAAGAGATGTTGCTAAAAATCTTAATCTTGATTGGTCATATTCAACCAAATACAAAGCATTAAAGAGTGCTTGTGCTCTTAATCCTTGTGCGAGTTGAGAAAGATTTCCTGCAAGTGTTCCTGAATTTACTGTTACCGCAGTAAAAGAAGTTCCATTCAGAGTGACTGTTACATTTCCATTATCAAGTGTGGTGAAGTCATAACCCTGAATTCTTGCTTTACCACCATTTGCACGAAGAACACCAAACTTCCCATTGGTGTGTGCATATCCAATTTGAATTGCTTGTTCTTGATTGAATAGTCCTGCTCTTTGTGTAAATCCTACTGGGTTATTTGAGAACGAACCAGTAAATCTGCAAACAACACCTTGTCCTGGACGGTATCTAATAAAGTTCGTACTTCTGATTACACCATAAGAATTTGCAGAAGAACCAGCACCAACTATAAATGTAGAGTTTGCATGAGTAGCAATTCCTGTTGCACTGAATGTATATGTCTCAAACTCTCTTGGGTCTAATCCATAGACAGCATCTGCCTGAATTTTTGGTGTAATTGGGACTGCAATATTCTCACCAAAAGCAGATTTAGAACAAGCACCTTCATTTAGAATATTTCCATACTCATCAGCACGGAGATAAACTTCGTGAAGTGTTCTTTCTTGATTTAAGTAGTCTTGTGTAGACTTATTCCACTGAGCCATTATTCACTCCACGATAATCTTTCTGGTTGATACCTCTGAGAACTCTTAATTTTTAAAGAACTTTGAGATTGTGATGGATAGATATTGTGAACAATCGCACCAGGATATTCTCCTTGAAGTTGTTCAGCGAGAGCGTTCTTATCCATCATAGAACCTTCAACCTCAAGACGATACATCTTTCCTTCCCAAACTACATCAGCAAAGAAAGACTCACTTGCGGTCTCTGGTTCTTGTGAACCACCTACATTTAAAGTTCCATTAAAATCACCATTGATGGTGATGCTTTCTTGTAAAAACTGTTGAAAACTTTTCATTAGCATTTCCAGCGACGACGGGCTTTACAAATTGCTTTATCTGGGTCTTTTGAGCAATCAATGTTATGCATGTCTTGCTGACCCTTAGAGCGAGCGCAGAAGGACTTTCTACGCTTTGATCTTCCTGGTCCAGGATCTTTCTCAGTTACGGCAGTCTTTAGTTTAGAACCAGGATTCTCACGACGATAAGCATTAACTGCTTTCTGACTCATACCATCAGTTTTGTCTGACTTATTTACTTTCTGCCAATCTTCTTCCAGTTCTTCTCTCCAGTTAGAGTATCCTTCTTTTACACAGTTGGGAACCATTTTCCCACCCTTCTTTTTCATACCAACTTGCTTGTAACCATCCCAGCAAGGATCTTCTTTTGCTTCGGCAAAAGCATCTGTAGAAACACCATCAGCATAAGATGATTGACTTGGAGTTGCTCTCTTAAATCTAGGTTTTCTGCTTAGATTAGAGGGGAGTTGATTGTCTCCTACTTTTTTACCTAATGGATATTTTGGATCATATGCACTTTGCTCACTAACAAGAGGTTCTGGTTTAATCAGATCAATTGTTTCAATTTCAAGTGCCTTGAAGTCATCTCTCCAGTTGGAAAACTCATATCCCTCTTTTTTAGTTCCCCAGTTATCAGCACCAACTTTACGGCACTTAACTAATGCACCAGATGCATATGCACTTGGCCAAACGTCATATCTTGCCTTTACTTTCTTATAGCAAGCATCTTTTTTCTCATCAATCAATTGACCCTTAACTTCTGTCTCTTGTCTGAGTAACTTTAATGCTTCACGAGTAGCATCGTTGTGTCGTTGCATACCATATGAAGCATGACCAATACCAGTTCCAGGCTGAATTTTTTCACCTTTCTTAGCAGCTTCTACACCAGATTTCGAAGCCTGTTGTGCTCTACGAATTGCAGCAAGTCCAAGAGCACCAGCACCAAGAGCAAGACCACCAGCAACTAAAGGAGCAAGTTCATCAAGTTGCTCACCTTTTGGTTCAAAGTGTTGTGCTAGTTTTAGTTTACTATCACTAGGAAGTTCTAAAACATCTTCAGGTCTACCACCAACTCCACCAGCAAGTTTTTTATTATCTCTAAACATTCTCCTAAGTGCATCAGCTCCACTTTCTCCGGGAAGAAGTTTAACTTGTTCTCTCACTATCTTTGCTTTACCCTTTCTATTTGGGTTTGGATCTTCTTTACGCTTCTTCTTTGCTCTCTTCTCTCTTTCATCCTTACTCATTGCTGCACGATCATCAGCATCGCGGCAGAATGGTTTGGTTTTTTGTCCTGGTTGTTTGGCACAAGGTTTTCCATCATACTTACCACCTGCCTGAACCCATCCACCACCAGAAAACCAGTCACGGAGTGAGTAGTCTTTATCTTTAGCGGACTTGCCATCACGCTTACCTTCTTCCATATAAGAAGCAGCAGCATCTGTGTTGTGCTCCGTATCAGTCAACTTTGCTTGAACCCAAGCAGGAAGGTTATCTGCGTCAGTTTTCTTTGCAAGAACTCTTGCTACTTTTTGTAGATTATCAATAGACTTTTTGACCTGAGTCTTAGCCATTGAGACTTCATGGTCTTTTTCTTTTGCTTCATTCATTTTCTTTTTACGTCCCTGACAATGAGCACGCTGAGAAAACCCTTTTGGGTTGTCGCAATCAATCGATTTTTTATATTTCTCAGACCAACCCATTTTCAGGTTATAAACTATTCCTTATTATTTAGAAAACCTTGCTTGAGTAGTTTTTGAAGTTCTGATGTTGATCCAACAAAAACTGCATTGTTAGTTACTGTATTTGGACCCTTATTGTTACCAACATCTTCTTCAACATCTTTAAGTTTTTTCTGAAGATCTATTAGTTTATCAGTTGTATCCGCAACACTTTTAATTAACTGACCCGCAACTTCATATGCTCTTGGACTCCCCCCTTCACCGGCAAGTTCCATGATTCCATTGATTGCTTCTTGTCCCTTTTCTATAAGTGAATATAGATTTGCTCTCGTATATTCATAATCTTTTTTAATATCAGTTTTCTGTTCGGGTTTTTGAATACTTTTGGGAGTATCATCAACCTCAACAATACTACTCTCAACATTTAGAGCATCGTCAATAGAATCAAATTCAGACATAAGTTATTAAATATCAGTTTGTTGTGTTGGACTGTAAGACTTAGAATCTCCAAAATATTCCCAAGTTTCTGTGAATCCAAAGTCGTCGCCAGGATCTGCGTTTATTGGATCTGGAACTGCTGTATATCTAACTTCTCTCTTCGCAGTTTGTGTATTTGTATCTGAGTACATATCAACAATAACCTTACGAATGAGACCTTCTGGATTATCAGCAACAGGACCGAATAGATAAGTTTTAGCGGTAAACTGTAAAGTATATATTAATGCTCTTCTTGTGGAGAAGTCTCCTTCATAGTCATCTTGCATTCCAACGCTGTTTAGAACTACTGGAATATCTCTTTTTTCTCCAATTGAGTCTACTAAGTCTATGGTTAAATTAAACGATGGTTGGAAGTAAGGTAAAATTTGCTCAACAATTTGTAAAGCATCATCATTCAACTTACAAAAAATACTCAGTTCAAATCCAATGTTATATGGAACAGGCATAAAAACCTTTTTCATTCGATCATTATCATCGACCGCTCTAAAAGTCTGAGTTATACCAGTTTTTCTTGAGGCATCATATTCAATAGAAGTCATTTCAAACGACATTCTTGGTAAAGTAATTTGAACTGGTTTGTCCAGGTTTGCTTGCTGCTCAAGTCTTGCTAGAAACTTTTGAGAAGGACCATAAGCTAGAGGAACACTTACAACACTATTGATATTTCCACTGCCATCTTTGTGTTTAATATCAATTTGGTTAAATAGAGTTCCAAATGCTATAATAGTTTTACGAATTATTTCGTGATAGTAATAAGTTCCTAACATTAGTAAGTACCGAATGGATTAGACTGTGAAAAGTCCAAAATGAGATCTGCTGCTGCTTCAATTTCTTCATTTTGTCTATATTTATCTGTCTCTGTATTCGCCACAGAAACTCTAGTTTCATAAACAGCACCAGATTTTGATCCAGTAATTGTTTCACCCGGATAGAACGAACCAGTTACAATACCAACTCTTAGAATATTGGTATCTGTATCCCAGTTTTTAACTCTTGCTGTAGATCCAGATCTCGATCCAGTTACAAGTTCGTTGAACCAGAATGTTCCAATACCAGTCGTCGCGGCAGCTGCAACTGTTACTGTTGGTGCAGAGAAGAATCCTGCTCCAGCATCTGTAATATAAATTGCACTGACAGTTCCAGCAGCACTTACAATAGAAGTTGCAGCTGCTGGTAGATTTGGCGACAGTGATGGTAGTGAGAAAGAAACCGATGGCGCAGTAGAGTAACCAGCTCCACCATCGTTAACAACAACATTAACAACACCTTTTCTATCGGTAATGATTCCACAAGTAGCAGCTGCACCAGTTCCACCACCACCAGTAATAGTGATAGTTGGTGCTACAGTGTACCCAGTACCAGCATGAGTAATAAGAATTTCTTTAATAGAAGTTATACTATTTCTAGTTGTTGTAATAGCAACTGCTTGAGCGTTGGTTCCTCCGGAAGGTGCCGTTGTAATTGCAACTGTTGGTGTTCCTGTAAATCCAGATCCATCGTTGTTGAGGAAAATTTGTCTTATATAACCAGTCCCAATACTGGCAGTTGCTGTTGCTCTTGTTCCACTGGAATACATTGATAGATCAATAATGTTTCCAATATCCTCAAGAACTTCATCTATTTCGTCGATAGAAGTATCTAGAACTTCATCCTCATATTCGAAGAGTTCACATTGAAGTTCATAAACATAATTTTTTCCCAGTTGATAGAAAGGTTTTTCATGCTCAACAAACTTTACTTCAAACAATCTCTTTCCAAGTGGGAAGTATACTAAATCACCTTCTCTTGGTCTATCAAAAACAGTAATTTCTGTATCATCTTCACCGTCCAAAAATGGCGAGATGAAATCCTCAAATCTTTCTTTTGAGATTACTAATGATACTTCATCCCTAACACTAACACCAAACTTGGTCATAATATCTCCAGCACCACTATAACCATCATAGTTATTGAGATATGCTTCTAATAAAAAATTATCGTCAAAAACGGATGATTGTATCTCTTCAATGATAGTTTGTTTTCTTACAAACTTTCTTGGAATATAAGTTACTTCGATACCATATATTTTGAGTTGTTCATTGATCAACTCTTGTATTAATCTTTGTTCTCCAGAAGAACCTTGTAAGAAAAAGGGATTAAGTGCCATTATCCAATAAAATCGAGAGGTGGTAGTTCATAATCCATAGACATACGAGATTGAATCTCTGCAAGTTCTCTTTCAGCATCATCATATAATTGTCTACCATTAAGTTCAATTCCACCAGGAAGTTTTACACCATTGAACTTGATTAAGTTTTGACCCCACTGGCGTTTAATAAGAGCAGTTAGGTATCTCTTTAAGAAACTATCATTATAAACACCAGTATATGAATCTGGATCTAATATTCTATGGCAGTCAATAATAATATAGTCATTTTCACTCATACTCTTCCAATCAATATCCAGATACAATCTATCTTGTCTCTTATTGTATCTAATTTGTTTATCTGGAGTTAAAAGGAAGTCAATATCCTCCAAATAAGTTTTCGTCATTGCATATTGCAATAGTTCAACCGAATTGAAGTAGTAGAGATCATTCAAAAACAGTTGATATTTGATACTAAACATTCCACCAGAAATAGAACTAGTATCAAACTTAAAGATTTTTTCAATTCCAATAACAGAATCTGGAACCTGAATGAAATTGGAAGTTTCGTAGTAATTTGAAGTGGTTGTCCCATAACCACTGATAGTCGTTGAAGTAGCACTTGTAGTTACGATACCTGCGGTATTTGTGCTTCCAGATTCGTTTGATGCCCTTCCTCTATCTAAGTCTGCTTGAGTGAATCTATACTTCAGATACATTCTCTCAACACCATCAAAATGACGCTCTTGAAAATACTGAAGAGCATCATCTACCAGGTCGTCAATTTGATCATCATCAACGTTGATCTCCAAAACTGGAGCGCCCAAACGTCTCAAACAATAATCGATAAGTCCTTGGCGTGTTGATGGTTTTGCCATTAGAATTCCTCAGCAGATAAATTATCCGTCTTTTGTGTGGATTTTTTCTTCGTTTGCAATTTACTCAATTCTTCCTCTTGCTCATTCACTTTCTTTTTGAGAGCATCAATGGTTTGATTAGCAACCATAATCTTTGCTTCTAAAGCAACAGTTTGTGAAAATAAATCTGATGCTTTTTGCTGATATACTAAAATCATGCTTCTGTAATCAGTTTCATTCATAATTGATACAAAAAAAGGTGGGACTTGCCCACCTATATTTATAATCGCTAGTTAATTTTAGAATGATCCACCATCTATGGTGATATTTTCCAGACTTCTTGTAGATCCACTACAGGAGATAACCTGCGACTGACCAGCACAATCATTAACCCACAGAGAGCCAATTTCAAAATCTGCATATGTGATACTACCCATAACACTGGTAGTTTCAGTAACTTGTGAAGCAACTACGATTCTTCCAGCACTGTCGTCCCAGAACATAGCAGCGGTCTTAGCGGAACCGCTGTAGTAATGTAGAACAATACCAACGTCAATGTTTGCGTCGGAAGAAGGAGCAACAAGTGAACCACCGCTGTTGACTAGACCAACCTCAATCAGAGAATCTTCAACTTTCAGAGTCTCTGTATTGATGATGGACTGAGTTCCAAGAACGGTGAAGTTTCCGTTAACAGTCAGATCATCAGCAACCGTAACTGTTCCACCAGTTGAATCGAGTGTTAGACCACCAGATGAGGTAGAAACTGTGTTACCATCAATGGTTACGTTATCAACAGCAGCGGCACCCGTTACGGTAAGTGTAGTACCATTGAAGGTTAAGTTTCCACTATCCTCAATAGCGCCTGAAGTACCAGCAAGAACAACACGACCTGAAGTTAGATCTGATACTGTTGCAGACGAAAGAACTGTTTCAGCACCAGAAACATTTAGACCGCCATTAAAGTCAACAGCACCAGTTACTGTAAGACCAGCACCAACAACAGCATCTTTTGTAACAGCGATGGAATCTGTGACTGATAAATCGCCAGTTACTGTGAGAGTTGAACCATCAAAGGTTAGGTTTCCACTATCCTGGAGAGCACCTGAAGTACCAGCAAGGACAACACGACCAGAAGTGAGGTCTGATACTGTTGCTGAGGATAATACAGTTTCTCCACCTGAAATATTAGCACCACCATTACCATCAATAGCGCCAGTTACTGTAAGACCAGCACCGATAACAACATCAGTTGCGGAAAGATTTGCGATAGTTGAAACGCCTGTGGAATTTATATTTCCACTTACGTTACCTGTTAAGTCTCCCTGTACTCCACCGCTTGCATAGAAATTAGTAGCAGATACCGAGTTATTACTTGCAGTTACACCACTACCAACAGCAAGGACAACTCCATTTGCCATTGATGTGGTTCCAATAGCAAGAGCATAGTTAAATGCAAATGCATCAGTTTCAAATCCAAGAGTCCCACTCTTGAACCACATTAACTGTTTATAAGTATCTGGAAGTGTGTTAATACCAGATGCAGCAAATGATACTAATGGAGATCCCTCAGTAGATGCAATTGCCACTCCAGCATGATTAGCGGTATCCTCATTAGGAGTAATGGAAGTTGTATATCCAAGAATAATATCTTTGTTTTCAATAAAAACATCTTGCCCTCTAAGAGCAACAAAGGTTCCTCCAATTGTTACATTTCCACTAACATTAATATCGCCACCAACGTTTAGATTCCTCTGTATTCCTACACCACCATCAATAATTACAGCACCATTATCATAAGATGTCGATTCGGTAGTTCCCGTGAATGAAACAATTCCAGAAAGTACTGAGTTTCCATGTGATGCAAAACTTTCATCAACTTCAAATATTCCATTTACGAAAAGATCATCTAAAATATGTAAATTATAAATTGTAGAGAATCCAGCAACATTAATTCCATTATTACCAACTACTATTCCATTAAAAGTGGAAAAACCAGTTACATTTAAGTTTTCGCTAAGATTTAAACTTCTTGCGTAAATATCTGCCCATCTATTAGATAATGATCCCAGATCATAATATACATCTGTGGTTGGGATAAGATCGGATGCAAATTCTCCGCCAACAATAACATCATCAGATCCAGAATCACCAAGATTAATTGTTCCGCCACGGAATGTTACTACACCGACAAACTCCGAATATCCACCAACATGTAGGTTTTGCTTAACCGTTAGGTTTTTAGCAATACCCATACCTCCGTCAAGTTGAACGGAACCAGTATTTTCGTCACCTAAAGTATTATCCGTAGTGTTGGTTACAGTTGTAATACCAGAGATATCAGTGGATGCTTCAATATTCAGATGACCCTGAATCGTGGTAATACCAGTCAGAGCTGAGTTAGCAGAACCAGCACCCCAAGTTAGATTTCCATTTCCATCATTAGTGAGAACGGAACTTACAGCACCTTGAGTTCCTGGGAAAGTATATGTTACAATACCAGCAAGAGATGCTGGTGCCGCAAGACTAATATAGTCCGAACCATTTGAACTACCTTCAACAAGGTTAACTGCAGAACCAGTACTTTCAGTTTCTACTCTCCAAAATCTGGATGAACCTACAAATTTATTAGTTGCTGTTTCTGAAGTTAAACCAACATATAGATCGTATCTATCTGTTGTAAACCCGGGTTCACCTGCCCTCAATCCTGGGAGATTATTAAATAGACCCCTCTTAAACTGTAATACAGGAGCAGCCATTTTTTAACTTTACCTTTTTTATCTATTTATTCCAAAAAATTATTCAAAAATTTCCATAATCAATTACATCATTAGGTACTGCATCAGCAAGATCCATTACATATGCTGGAGTAACATGTATATACTTATTAGTTGTTGAATCATACATCAAAATAGAATAATTTGCTTTAGCAGTTATATCAACGTCAGTTAAATCTGCAACAGATGATGTTGCAGATTTGTTGGAAGCAATAACTCTGATTCCTTGTTTTTGACCGACCCTAACATTGATGTTTGCCATTAGCGAGTAACTCCTTTACTTACCAATACCATTCCCTCAACGACTCTTGTTATATATGAAAAAGAATCTGTAACAACTACATCATAAACATACCTGCCTTCTTTTAGGTTTGCTGTTTGTGTTGTAGATAAACCAATTCTAATTTGTCCACCAGCACTACTATAAACACTAGTAGTAAATGTAGTTACACCAGTAGCACCGGGATGTTTTCTCATTTCAGCTTTAACAGTATATCCACTTAAATTGAGTGCAGAATTAGTTCCAGCATCTTCTAACGTGAAAACTTGACTGAAATCAGTTCCACCATTGATAACAATATTACTAACGTAAACAGACATCTTATCAAATGGTCTTTACAAGTATTTATGCTAAACCAGAGATAGCAAAGTTCTTGATAACTTCTTGTTGTTTGAGATAAAGTTTAAAATAAGATTTAGCGAAACTTTTTAACTCATCAACATCCAATTCGTCAATAAGTCTAGAGAACTTTTCATACTCGAACATTTTATTGATCGACTCTAGTTCAATTTTGTCTGGATCCATTGATAATCTCCATAAGTAGGGATTTGATTTCACTAATATCTGTTTTTATTTGATCAATTTCTTCTCTTTGTTTTCTTCTTTCCGATCTCAATTTAACATACTGCAAATATTCAGTTGTATCAGTATTAACAATAGCACCCGAATCTTCACGAAACAGGTGCTTATGACCTTCAACTCTTTTCATCTTATGCTAGGGCAATAGTTCTAAGATCCTTGAATCTCGGTGCTTTTGCTTCATTTGTTCCGTTCATAACAATCTTAATTCTAAATGCATTGAATTGCTCAAGTTCATCAGCACTAAACTGATACTCAAGAAACTCTCCATCATTACTTGCGCGTACAAATGCGTCCGCTCTACCACTATTTAATGTAGAATCTATGACAGCATCACCATATCCATCGCCATCAGTATCTTTAAGGTTATCGTAACCTGGGAACAATTCATATGCTTGTTCAACTCCATTAGAGTCTGCTCTAAAGAGTTGGTAAAGAACTCTAAAGTCAGCTGAAGAATGGCGATAAGCAGAAACAAGAACTTTGAGTGATGTTGCTGGTTGCTTAAGTCTAACTATGCTTGTGGCGTAAATAGCACTATGTGGATCTTCTTGAACTAAATTAACTCTACCATCAAAAGCATAGTCGCTGATTGGATTATTCAGTCTATTTCTACCAAATACAATAGATGCTGTAGAAACATTAACAGCAGGAGACAGGTTTGGATCTGCCGTATTCATTGTTAGACCAAGTGTAAATGACTTGTTCTTTGGTAATGATGAGAGTCTTGTAGTCTCATTAATTTGGGATGCTACAAGTCTTGTAGTCGTTAATTCATTTACATTGTTTAGTTCAATAGTCTCATAACCCTGATCAATGAATGATGCTTCAGAACCTCCAGCACTTGTACCAGAAACTGTTCTAATTTGGGCAGACAATGAAGTAGTCTCTCCAGGTGTCAGAACACTGAATTGTGGATCAATTCTATTAAATTGAACATTCTTAGTTGCTGAGGCACCCTTACCACCGATAATATTTTCATCGGTGAAACTCAACTGACTGTCTCCAGAAGTTCTTGATCCGCGATCAATTTGTAAGTGATAAGTATCAAAGTCTCTTTCAGACTTGAGAGCGGTATCGGTTGGTAGATTATGTTGGGTATTGATTCTAGTTAGAGAAATACCATTCAACTCATAAGCATAGACCTTATCACCAATGGAGTGCTTTCTCGTGAGTGAACCGTCAACACCTCTAGTTCCAATACCAAGTGTACCAGCACCTCCACTACCTGCGGTAATAGCATTATAGAAGATGATCTCATTATTTACTTTCAAGTAACCTTGAGAAGTTGAGATACCTTCGAATGTTGCAAATAGTGAGGTATTAGCAACTGAAATAGTAGTATCACTAATTGCAAGTTCAGCGTTAAGAGTTGTTGGAATAGTGTCTGGTGCTAGATCAGCAAGAACAACTATGTTGTTATCGGCGTGCATTCCATGATTTGGTTGAGTAACTTCAATAACTCTTCCATCATAAAGATTACTGATAACAGCAGAGTCACGAATATCTGTGTTAGCATAAGCAACGGCAGTACTTGGATTACTATAGACAACCAAGTCTTGTCCAGCAGTAAACTCTTCACCCTGAACATTTGTTAGATATAGTGTATCTTTTCCACTCAGGGTAGCTACAGAAATCTGGGCATTTTTGCCTTTCACAACACTTGAAGTAGTAATGCCTAGGATATCTCCAACAACATATCCATTTCCAGCAAGAGTGATTGTTGGCGTTCCAGATACAGATCCAGCAGAGAAAGTAATAGATGCAGTAGCACCACTACCATTTCCAGTTATGGAGTAAAGTGGTACATTTGTAAATGTACCATTGCTGTATCCAGCACCAACTCTATTTACAGAAACTGTATTGAGGTTTCCACCAACTTGCTCAATATACCCACTGATAGCAGAGGCAGTTGTACTATCACTTACCTTCTTACCGATAGTAAGAATACTATTCATAGAAGTGGTAGTTGTAATACCAACCTTCAGTTTTCTTGGTAAAGTCTTAATAGAATTCTCATTAAGTTGTCCAACGTTTGTGTCTCTGGTTCCCAGTGATGGATTATAGAAATAAGCTACGCCAGGAGTTGTGGTGAAGTTTGCTTTATAAAGTTTGAACTTAAGATCTTCAAACTGGTTAGCAGTCCAGATAGTACCGTTTTGAGACTTGAAGAGGCTTCCTCCAACATATTGCTTGGTAGCAATGACGCTCTCGGCATCTGGTAGAGTTGAAGTATTAACAGTCTTCTCACCCATTCTAGCAATCCATACTTCATACAAATCTGAGTATGGTGAAAGAAGAACAAGAGCATACTCTGTGTCTGCTTCAAGATAAACTGGAGATGGGAACTTAATGTTAGTTGCTACTGAAGCATCTCTTGATGTCTGAATCTGAGATGGATCAATAGTAACTCTTGAGTATTCTGTTACAAGATTTTTAGTAGGAATACCAAGTTCAACAGTTCTTAGTTCAACAAACAGTTTTTCACTATCATCTTTATTGGCGAAGAATACATCCACACCAGTCATAAATGCACCAGTTTCATCAACGGTGAATGACTGCGCTAGTGGATCATATCTTTCAACTTCTGTAATTCTTTCAAAGATATCGATTCTTCCTGTAGTTGTATAATTTGTTTCAGCACTACTAATAAGTGTGCTTCCTGGTAGTTGTGCTTCATTAGTAGCACTTGAAGTTAGTCTAAAGGTCTTAGTTCCAGTTGTGAATCTTAGTGGAGGTGGTGGTGATGCTAGTGGATTTCTAAAGAACATAGAACCATAGATATCACCAAATGTATCTGCTACTAGTCTGATATTAGCAACAGATGCTTGAGCACCGCTAGTTTCTCCGAGAAGAACCATCCCAGTGGTGATATAACCATTATACTTACCAAGAACCTCTTCTTGTAACGCTTCAACATCGATGTTTAGAACTGTTGATGATGCTGAGTATGATACTGGGAGTGTAATTGATTTGTTATATGGATTCAGACTAAAGGTTGATGATGGATTTCCACCAGGACCGGTCTTATGATTTGGTTGAACAACACGGCAAGTAAATAGATTTGTTCCTCCATCATAACCTCTTACGGTTTCACCAACTTGGAATACACCAGAGGTCATACTAATTTCGATAAGTTTTGGAACAATATCGAGACCACTAGTGCTATCAAAGAAGTGATAATGTCTTGCTAATGGTCTTAATCCAATAGCTCTGAATAGAACATTCCTGGAGCGAATATGTGGATCTGGTGTAGAAGAAGCAAGAACAGTTCTTGAACCAACAACTCTTGTAGCACCTCCAGAACCACCAACTGTTCTAGTTCCACCATCCCTAACAATTGTTCTAGTCCAACTATCTGTTTTTGGACTTAGTTCGATGGAACCATTAAATTCAATAACGTTAAATGGGTTTACGTTCTCAACTCTAGTTGCTAAAGGTTGCTCAATCCAAGACTTTTCGGTATATTTAAGAGTAATCAGATCACCCGTCTTTTGAACATTTGAATCAAGAAGACTTAGATTTTCGCTGAAGTTAGCCGTCTCTAAGTTAATGGATGGATCAAGAGATGGTTGTGGTGATAGTGAGTGGAAGTCAATAGGAGTGATCAACTCATTATCGGATGTATCAATATCGGCAGTTGTTTGTGCTTTATCTAATCTCTGATTATCTTTGAAGTCATCTACAAAGAATCCAGACTTGAATCTGTCTAAACCATCAACGTCTCTGATTTGTAAGGTCTTGGTGCTGAGTTCTAGTAGTGAAAGTGAAGTTACAGTTTCGAGATTCTCCACTCTATCTTCAATCTTTCCAATGTCTCTCATTGTATATCTTCTATTATCAACAACAGTAACTACTGCATCACTGGTGTTGTAGAGATATGCTGGTAGAGAAATTGTTCCGATCTCCATAGCATCATCACTGTTTGATGGTGCCTTTGGATTTTCTGCCGATGCACCTTTAATTACAGTGAAAGCACCTTCTTTGTTTAGAACTACCTTATCAATTCTTGGTAGATAGAAGTCGTATCCAACGAGTGAACTTTCATTTGGAGCAACAACTAACGTTGGATTGATTCCAGCAGTTGCGAATGTTCTGCTAGCAAAATCAAATGGAGATGCAGTAGATGAAGTAAACTGAGCAACTCTTGGTCTAAAGTCAAGAGTATCTGTTGCTCTTCTTCCATCACTCATCAACGGAATGTCTGTCTTATATCTTTCAGCAGTATATGAGTTTACTGTGTAAAGATTTCCAGCATCGTTGGTTGGAATGGAGTAATGATTGAAGATAATCAACAATCTGTGTGAAGGGATATAGTTGTCCCTACCTCTTACAATCCTAGCATAGTCGTAGAACTGATCCCTTACACCCTTATCAAGGGTATACTTGCTAGTAATATCTTGGTAGTTACCTTCATTTACTGCCTGAACGGTTGATATAATGTTTGATTCACCAAAAGTAGCAACTTCGCCAACTACAAACTTATTCGAATTCAGATAGACAATCTCAACCTTAGTTGCAGAAGATCTTGTTACAACTTGAGCAATGGCTCCGCTAGTTGATCCAACAACTCTTTCCCCAAGAATAGAGTTTGCATCCAAAGATAATCCTGAAGGGAATTCAATGGAATCTAGAGTTGGAGCAGACGTATCATATGATTCATATATTGCTAAAACTTCTACAACATCTGGGAAGTTTAGAGATATTTCCTTATCTTGAACTCTTGTTCCATAATAAGCACTTTCTGTAAGACCACTAATAGCAGTGGATACACCAGAAACACTATTAATAACACTGACCTTTTCGCTTCTAGTGAAGTTTTTTGTCTTGCTTGTGATAGAGTTCTTCTTAACAGTTGTATTAACTGTGACGTTTCCAGACTGAGAAGGAGTTAATCCTGTAAATGTAATAGTCTGACCATTTGAACCAAGAGTAACTTGGTCGGATGATAGGTCTTCAATAGTTCCATTAGAATAGAATACTCCGTATCTTTCCGCATCAAATGTCTCAAAGAAAGCACTGCTAATACCAGTAGATGAAACGTTTATAGTTAAAGATCCAGTAGAACTGGTGGTTTGTTGTTTGAGTTGACTCGAAACTAAAAGGTTAGATCCGGCAAGACTTACTGAAGCAATGTTCTCTTGTTCGAGTGGAGCAAAAAGACCACCATTATCTTCTACTAGTGGAGCTCCAAGAGAAAATGTAACATCAGTATTGCTACCTGGTAGAGAACCATTACATACACCACTAACGCTTTCTACGGCAGCAACGGTCATACTATTATCATTATTTACACTGACGACTCTATTGAAAGTTTCATCAGCAACACCAGGTATCTGATACCTGATGATAGTATCACTCTTAATTCCAACAAAGTTCTTTCCTGGACAAGTTACGTTACCACCACTAGTAATTCTGATGGTGTCGGCAATACCAAAGTTCTTAGCAAGTTTTCTTTGAAGAACTGAGTCGGCAATAAAGTCCAGACTCATATCAGAATCAATAGAATCTGAGTTTTGGTAGATTGATTTAACATCTTCAATACCAAAAGTCTGAATAGTCTTAATCGATCTTGAAACTTCTTTAGTTTCATTAATCAGAATTTGTTCACCTTCAATAAAGGTTCCAGATGTTTGGATGAGATTAAGAGTGGCGCTACCACCAGGTGCCGTCTCAACATAACCAGAAGCGCCACTACTTACACCTCTAATATAGGAACTAGCAGGGACCTCTGCAGTGGTTACAGACTGGTTTAGAGTGATCTTTGTGTATGTTTGAATATCAAACAGATACAGATCCCAGTCAGAAGTATCATCTGAATATGCTGCGTCCGTTAAACTAAACGAATATACTCTTGCCTTACCAATTTCAGTTCCAGTTGCTGCTGTGCTAGAAGAACCTCTTCTTTGGTTTTGTAACCTAACAATGTTATCATTGTTATTAATACCGAGAATAGGTGTTCCCTGAACATTATTAACTCTTATTAGTGTTCCAAATTCAAATGGAACAAGTGCCGATGAAATACTCTTCTTATCTCTTGGCTTTTCTACATCAATATTAGTTGTTGAAATAGTCTCAATATCATATCCCTTAACGTAGGCTCTTCCTGGAGATACCTTTACGGTCATCAAATCTTCTGACGGAGTATTTCCCTGATCGGTACTTTGACCTTCAGTATAGACGCCACCATTAGATAATCCATTATTTAATGATTCATTTACTTCTACACTAAATTCGTCTACAGCATAATCACCAGACTCTTCAAAAGTTCTCTTAGCAAAGTAATCTCTAATCAGATTATAACTTGACTTGTTTTGTAATTTTTTGATCTGACCATTTTCAATTCTGATCAACTCTACAAAAGTTTTATCGTCAAAGTCTGTTAGGAGCTTCTTGGATAATGTTAGAGAAATTTTCAGTCTATCGGCACCTGGTGCTGCATAGTTTGAATATCCTTTAGCATTATCATAAAGAGAAGAATCATCTTTAGCTGTTACAATCTCTTCTAAGATAGTTAGACCAACTCTATAAGATGAATCTGCTCTATATGCATCAAGAACAATTTTATCCTGTGATACATCTACAAAAGTTCCTCTAATAAAATAAACACCGTTAGCAATACCAACAGCAGTTCCAACTGATGTAGCATCTTCATCAATCAGAGACGCAACAGTTTCGCCTGCATTTACTGTGGTGTTACCGTAAGTAAATCCTGTTTCTGTAATCAGGACTTCACCATCAGTGAAAGGAACTACTTCACCAGCATTATCTGCATTGAGATATCTTACAAATAATGTGAGATTAGTGATTCCTTCTGATTCGGAAATATCGAGCCACTTATCAACTGTAGCAACAACACCAGAGGTTTGTCCTCTAAGTTTCTTTCCTACTAAGTTAGTAGCATAGATGTTAACATCAATACCCAAATGATCGGCATTGAGTTTTACCGAGTTGTAATTAGCATCAAAGGTTACCCCACCAGGGATAACCATTGAACCTTCCTTGAAGACGTGACTTCCAAACGACTCTATCTGATTTTGTAAGATAGACTGGAGAGTTGTTAGCTCTCTCGCCTGGATTGGATATCCTGGTTTGAATAAAACCCTATAGAAGTTATCTTCCTTATCAAAATCATCGTAATAAGGGTTTATATTGAGATTCGTTTTCTGTGGCATTTTTTAGAATTCCAGGATAATTTTAACGTCTTCTTTTTGTCTAGAATTTCTGGAGATAGCGGGACGATTATCAAGATATACAATATCTCCCGACCCTTTATTTATCTCAGGACTGGCAACTCCGTTCGTAAACTGAGTCCCAAGAGAGATAAGTTTTGTTCCAGATGGGTTTGTGCTAATACCAGTAAAACCAGTATCAATTGAACCAGAAAAACCAGAAGTTGATGTTACAGCGTTTGCATTTGAAGCAAAATCATATAGTTTAGCATTTGTAGAAACACCGACATAATCTGTAGTATCAAAGTATGTCTGATTCAAGAAAGAATTTCTATCTTGGAAATACTTAAGAACCTTTGTCTCCAAATCATACGATGCAACATACCCTTTAGCAGTACCACCAGTTACCGATTGACTAATCTTGTCTCCAACTGATACAGATCCAGTAGTGGATGTAAACTTAAGTGCTCCTAAGGATGAGAATTGATTTTCAGTGAATAAGTTAGTAGATCCAATGGAGGTTGGATTCTTTACAATTCCAATCTGAGCAAATGTTACGTCAGTTGGGAAATCTTTTGTTGAATCATCAAATCTAGCATAAACAAGAACTTTATCAGCACCAAGTTCTCTGTAGATATCATATCCATGACCCTTTGAAGGTGGAATGATTGGAATCAGTTTAGCCTTGGTTGAAGAGTTTGAGTTAATAGATCCAAGATCAACCATACCATAGGTGTAATCTTTACCGCCAGAAGAAACAACAGTATTTGTTACTTTTCCGTTAGCATCAACATCTACAATAACTTTCGCTCCACTACCATCACCCAAAATATTCAATTCGTGGGATCCTTGTGAATATCCAAGACCCTGAGTGTCGATATAAACTTTCTTTATCTGATTTTCATTTGTATCAGAATCTCCATTATTTCTTACTGCTGCAATTTGAGCGTTAGTTGAAGATGCCCAATCACTAGGTAAAGAAATATATTCTGTAGAGTCAAATTTAATAATATCACTAGGGGAAACACTATACAGATATTTCCAAAGATATCCATCACCACTTACACCAGCTTTGGATGGTTCTAAATCTGTAAAGGTTGGTTCATCTAAAGAAGCATTCCCTGCAGTATTAATTCCTGAAGATCCATTATCAATACAAATATAAACCTTATACTCACTATTCATTACATAATAATTTGTATCATAAAGTCTTGAAGACTTTGTAGTTGGTGAAAGGTTGGTCAAGCTATAATCATGACGATACATTTCATATTTTGTCCCCCTCGTCCAGTCAACTCTTCTAACAAGTCTTCTCACGTTGGAAGAAGTTACCTTCTTACCAAAAGACATGTTATCACCAACAAAATTCTGATAATCAAAATTATCAGTTGGATTGGGAGTGTTAGTATCCCAATCCGTTGTTCTACCGTATCCAACTACTGCTGGATTAGAAAGACCTACAAAAACATAATATGAGTTAGAAGAACTGGTGACGGAATCTACAAAATTTCCCGCATTTAATATTCTAAACTGATCTGTTACAATTGCCGCCATCGTAATAGCTTTTTTCTATATTTATAACTATCCTAGATCCTTCCTCAGTGCTCCACCATCTCTTAAACCATATCCACGTCTTTGAATTGATGGGAATGTTGATAATCCAGAGTCAACTGTTAGACCTGTTACACCAATAGAAACTGGTGAAGATGCTCTAGTGAACCCAGAAAGTCTACCCCAAGAGAAGTGTCCGCGTGGGTCTGTAGCACTACCAGTTGTTGATAGACCAGTTATCGGTGTCGTAGATAGAATATTGCAAGTAGCAACTCCAGTTGTAGCAGAAGAGTGGAAAGAGTTAATAATATAAATGTTATCTAAGAATGTTGTTCCAACACCTACTACAGAAGAATCTGATCCGTTGATAGAAGTAACACCATTTCCAATGCTAGTATTGAAAACATAGATTGGATATCCTTCCTGAAGACCAGTGAATGAAGAAGCATTCAATGTAAATTTGAGTGCTAATGGATTACCACCAGTTCCAACTGTAGTTCCAATTCCAGTAACTGTTCCTGCGAAACCAGCAACGGCATTGATACCAGTTATGGTTTCGAATGAAATTGTTGGTGTTGAAGTTAGAACTTGTGGAGCAGCAGTGTGTGTATAACCAAAACCAGGATTTACAACTGTTATCGCAGTGATAGAACCATTAGAAACGGTTGCTGTTGCGGTTGCAGTTGTTCCAACACCAACACCAACTGCCTTAGGAGCAGAAATTTTAACATCTGTGGAAGAACCAACGTATCCAGAACCACCACTGGTAATCGTAAAGGAACTAATAGTTCCAGCAGCAGAAACAACCGCTGTTATTGCTGCAGCAACAGGATCTGTTGTTGTGTTAACAATAATACCATTTACGCTAGCAATAGTGATAGCAGACTCATTTTCTTCATAGTTGAAGAATTGTGCGTCATCAACAAAAATCTCTGTACCAGAAGTTGAAAGATCACCAATAATTTTTGCTGTTGGATAAACTTGTCCTTCAATAGAATCTCTGGACTTGTAGATAAGTTCCCCACCAAGGTTCTTATCAACCTTTTGCTTGGTCCAACTAAATGGTTTGTAGTTGGTATCATCAATTCCAAGACCACCGTAAATATTGGTCTCTACCTTATCTGAAGCATTTATGTTGTAAATTGTTCTTGGATCTTGAACTTCACTGGTTTTTGTCTTTTGTAGTTGAATAGAATCTCCAACTTTTATCGTTTCATTTACATTAACACTAATCGAATCAGTGTCCCTTGTTCCCATATAGAAGAATATATCAACCTTATCGTCTTCTTTTGGAGCAGTTGTAAATACGATTGAAGTACCACCTTCAAAGTTATAGTTAACATTTGGTTCTTGTAAGACTCCATCAATGTAGATTAGTAGTAGTGCTTCAAGATCAATCGCAGCAGAGTCAATATTGTTTGAATCAACTTCGAAACTTAGAAGCTCACCATTATACTGAAGTGGGAATCTAGTTCTTATTCCATTTTGTAGACTTGCGATAGAGTCAATGTAATCTAACTCACCAAATTGCCATGCGGCAAAATTATCACTGAATACATCTAGAACTTCTAGTTCAAAATCATTGATTGGTGCTGCAAGATCTTTGGCGGTTACCAAACCAACTGGTTTGAACTTGTCGCCCTTTCTGAATCCCCAACCAGGTCTTGTAATCTTAAAGTTCTTGATTTCAAACAAGGTAGAACCAATACCAACGTTGGTAACCGCAGCACCAACCTCAACATTAAGGAGTAGACCACTTCCAGTGTCTGTAGTAGCGCCAATACCAAGGCGAGAAACACCAACGATTGGTAGATTTTCATAATTTGGTTCTGGTATTTGAATAGTTGGATTGGAACTGTATCCACTACCACCATCAACTACAGTAAATGATAGAGTTCCACCAGCACCGACTGTTGCTGTAATACTAGCAGCAGTTCCAGTGTGACTTGAATCTGTTACACCAATAGAAACCGTTCCTCTATATCCAGAACCTACAATATCAGTGGAACCAATACCAACAGACTGAATAACACCACCAGATACAACTGCAGTAACCGCTGCACCAACCAGAGGAGCAAAACCGAGACCTTGAGTTGATCCAAGAGAAACAATCAAACCACCTCTAGGAAGTAAGTTCTGGTTTACATCATAGTCGGAGATGAAACTTGCATTATTAACACCAGTAAACACAATACTAGAAATACCAGCGTTTTCAATGAAACTGTAGTTTCCTCCAGCATTATTGTTTGTTGTTGGCGTCTGGAACATATTATTAATAAACACCAAGCCACTACCAGTTTCAATACCAGTGGTGTTTGCTCCTCCAACAGTTAGTCTATAAGTAGCACCAATTCCAGTGAACTGTCTTGTGATATTATCGTAGATTTGATTAGTAGAATAATCCTGACGGAGATAAACTCTTCCAGTAAATGATGACTTAGTATAAGGAATATTACTTTCATCTACCAGTTCTTGAGTGTTTCCTCTAGGAGCCTCAGTAAAGTGGATCTTACTTCTGGTCATATTATAAGAACCTTGATAGACCCTAACGGTTGTTCCATCAGTATGTGTTGTTGCTAAGGTTCCAACAAAACCTCTTTCACTCTTAATAACACTGAATGAACCAGTTCCGGTGATAGGACCAATAGTTGTAGTTCCGATACCAACGGCATCTACCTTGACAAATTCATCATCAATTTTCAGAACATCACCCGGAAGTATCGAAGAAATACCAGAAACTCCAAAATATGTTGCTCCAACAGAAATAGAACCACCATTATCAGAGAGAGTATGATTGATTGGAGTAAATGCGAGAGGAGATCTAGCAACACCATCAATAGTAATCAGTGATTTCTCCAGTTTCTTACTCATCTCAAGAGTATGAGCATTTCCAGTTCCAGCGGAATTAAAGGTTACTGCTACTCCAGCGTTTGCATTGGATTTGCTTGTAGCGAGTTTGAATTGATTATTATTAATCTTGATAGCATAAACATCTACTGGAAGAATATTGGTATCGGACATAACCATAGCGGTATATGCTCCACCAACAAATGATGATCTTGGTGTGTAGATTAGTCTTTCACCCGTGCTAAAGAAATGATCATTTAGTGTAAATACTCCAGTTCCAAGATTAACAACGGTTGATATTCCAGGATTGAACTGCTTTTCAAAAATTGGAACCCCATTGTGAGTAACATCAAAATCAAATCTATTTGTTCTATCTCCATTGATAGAATCAAACTGATTTGTAACCAGTCTTTGGTTGATAGTACCATAAGAAAGTACAGCAGGAACATTATTCAAATCCTTCTCTGTTTGAATAATTTCACTGTAAGTTTGTACAGTGATATCATCTGAGATATTAGAATCTGGATAGAACACCAGATTGAAGTCGTCACCAGAAATTTCTGATCCAAATGTACCAATTCCTGTTGTACTTTCAACTGAAAGATATGGATATTGGACGGTAAATGTATCAATATTGTTATGTTCAAATACAATCTGGTGTAGTGCTGAAGTGCTTCCGTAAGAAACCTTAGCAGTTGTTTTTACAGTAGTAACATCTAATCTAGAGTACGTTGAGACGGTTGAGATTCCAGTTCCAGAGAATACTGAGTAGTTGCTTTCTAATCTACCCTCTTTTACCAAATTATCTGGTTGTCCAGATGCCTTGAAGATATAAGTTCCAATACCAGACGCAGTAGTACCAAAACCAACAACAGAAGATCTAACAAGAACCTCATTAGATTCTGTATTCTCAAACTTGAGCGAAAGAACACCAGAGTCTATACTAGAGATAAAAGTACCAATGAAGTTGTTTGATGCTCCAGATCCAGAAGAGTTGTCGAAGAAAAAGTCGGACTTATATGTATTGGTTCCATCATGATCGATAAACATATCAACAACCGCCTTGTTCTTCGTTACAGTATCTGTAAGTTCGACGATGGCGAAGAGAGATTCTGCAGTTCCAGTAGTTTTTTCATAAACAGTTGAGGTAGAACCTACACCAACTGTTACGTTTGAACCAATAAGATCTACAAAACCAATTGACTGTGTGTTAATACCAGCAAGAGTTGTATTAAAATTAGTTTTAATAAACTTGATATCAAAATCAGATTCGTAAGGATCTACTGGAGTAAATCTTAGTTTTACATTACCAAATGAATCCTTGATTGCTTGAAGATCTGCTAACTGACTTTCTGTATTATATACAGATGATTTTTCAACAGTAATTAGATCATCATCGGCAGTATTCAATATAACAATTTCTGTAGATTGTCTATCTGCAGTATTAGGATTGATTATTTGAACAAAATATCTACTATATCCATCATTAGCAATGAAACTATCAATGTCCTTGTAAAGAGTTGTGTTTGCATCTTCGGCATTGGAGAACTGACTATTGAAGTTATCGATTGTAAGAACTCTATTAGTTCTACATTCAATGTAGTCACTCAGTTTCTTATTCTGAAGTTTAACAAACTTTGACTTGTTCGATGATACATCAGTATCAATACCAAAATCAAAGAAGTTGATAGCATCAACTCTCATTGTTGACCCGTCAGCATTAAGATTGATAATATCAACCAATGCTGTACTTGTTGATCCATTACTTGTTGCTGCAGAAACTCTTCCCGTACTTGTAATTCCAGTATCGGCAAAGTTCTTAAGACCTGAAGAGTGTAAGAGTCTATTTACTGGATCTATCCAGTCTTCATACTCAATTGGACTCTTAATGGTGTAAGATAGATTCTGATAATAATCATTGTCTGGCAGAACTTGATAATCTTCGTTAAGTTTTCCAATATCATCTGACCAACCATAATCAGTATTCAGACCATAATTGACTTTAAATATTCCCTTATTTTCCTCAACAGAATCAATCGTTGCTACGGTTCCAGAATCTTTTCCAACAATTACCTCACCAACACTTAAAGTGTAAGTTCCGTAAACCTTGATGGAATCATTTAGGTTATCGGTAATAATCAAGTCTCTTTCGGTATAGGTATTACCAGATTTTGTAAATACGGTTTCACCAATAATAAATGCTAATGGTTCTTGTGTAACATCAAACGTTGGATAGTTATTCCTGTTCACCAGGAAAGCGAATGAATTTTGATCTGTATTCGCTACACCAGCATTTGTAGCATATGGTGAAATATCATACTCAACCTCTGCTGGGTTGGTATTTCTATAAGCAGTTACCTCAAAGAAGTTGTAACTATAGTCTTCTGAGTTGAAACCAGTTCCAGTTGTAGATGCTAAAGATACGCCCTCAACAAAAACATAATCTCCTACACTAAATGGTGCTGTTGCTGTAGTGAATCCAGCAACTGGTGTAGATATAATACAAGTAATAATTCCTGCTTGTGATGTGAATATGCTGTTAATACCAACACCATTACTATTATTAACAGAATAAATTTGGGATTTTAGCTCAGAAATTCCTCTTGGGGATTCAATAATCTCAACAGATGAAATTGCAGCACCTTGTACTTTTGCTATTACGAGACCAGTATCATATGCTCTTCCAGTCGCTGGGTTAACAATGACTAGATCTGGTGCTGATGTATATCCAGAACCACCAGATGTAACATTAATATTGCTAATTTCATTTCTATTTACAACAGTGATATTTGGTGAAATGTAGACCTCAGGATTGAGAGTCTTGTCTGCAGAAAAATCAAATCCAGGATCTTGAATTGTAATCTGATTGATTCTACCCAACTTTGTTGATGTTGGAATAATATCCGCATTATCTCCAATTGAAGAAGCAATACTTACAAATCTTGGAAGTTTCTTGTAATTTGCTCCACCAAAAGTAATCTTCATCGAATCAACACCACCAAGAGCTCTTGGTGAAGATGTGGAGTACTTAAGAACGCTTGTAGAAGATTGATTATAATCAAGATCTTCAGGAACACCTCTTAGTGAAATATCGAACGTGGTTGTACCTACACCAGAAACTGCATATGTTCCATTATATCTACTATCAACCAATAAGATTTCATTATAATTTTTAACGTCTGTATCAGCAGTGCTAATAAAACCAGACTTTTCTAACTGATAATAAATCTTTGATGGAAGATCTTTATGATAGTTAAGTGTGAAAGTTGCTGTGGTTGTAACACCAACAGTTCCAACACCAGAAGTACTGAATGTTGTAGATGAACCAATAGAAACTAACTCGTTCTTGAAATCACTATCATAGAATAGTTTAAGTTTGTAACCACTCAGAGATGTATCAGATACATTGAATACTAGGTTGTTATCTCTAACAACTTCTAGTTGTGGATTTATTCTAGATAATTCTTGACTTGAACCACCAGTAGAAGCAAAACTTACAATAGAAGGTGGTGTAGAAACAGCATCATAAATTGTAGTAGTGAGGTTAATTGTGTCGTCATCAATTCTGTAGACGAAGTATGTTCCAGTCGATAATCCAGATACAACCAGGTCAGAGGCATTATAGAAAACCTTATCACCAGTTTTTAGACCGTGTTTTGTTATGGTCAACTCTCCAGTTGACGTATTGACTGATGTTGAATTAAATCCAATTGGATTAACTAGCAGTCTATCGTGTGTGGAATTGTACTTGACGTAAACTGATGCGGATGTCCCAACTCCAACAGACTGTTGAGAATTCAAACTCAACTTGATAGTATCACCATTGGTTAAGTTATGATCTGTAGAAACAGAAACTCTAGCCTTAATTTTTTCCGCTCTAGCGGTTACTTGAGTCTTATTGGATGTGAAAGAATATCTATAGTCGTTGCTATCTCCATTTTCAATAAATGATCTGAAATATAAACCTTCAGTATTTGTTGTTAGACCAACTTGTGTGCACAGACCGACAATATCATCAGATTTCTTGATTACATATAGAGTTTCCGAGTCTCCAGTTAATGGAATTCCAAATGCGGGACTAGTTTCCGTATTTGAAACATTGATTCCATGTGTCCCATTAACTCTTTCAAATGTTACTTGTTGACCAGTTTTAAATGGGTGATCTGGTAGGTAGATACTTTGGACAGGAACAGAAACTGTTTTTGCCCTTCCGCCAACCAAATATGTGTTTGATGATGCTGAACCAGTAGTTGTACCAATACCTACAGATTGAATAGGGTTGAAGTATATCTTATCATTTACACTAGAATCAAAGTATGAAGTCTTAACTGGTAAAGTAAATCTATTTGTTGATACAAATACGTCTGTGTGTGCTGTGTGAGCAGACCCTGTAACTCCTCTGATTACCCTTATAACCTTATTTTCTGGATAAGTATTGAGAACAGACATTCTCTCTGTTCCAATAGCAACAGTTGTTCCAGCAGAGACTGTAGAAGGAATACTGATAACAAAAATATCAGTAACAAAACCAACTGTTGAATTTGCTGCTACTTCGGCAACTAGTCTAGTTGTTTCTGAAGTAACTCCAATTTTATGGGTTTTTGTTAGTCCAGGAACGAAGGTAGATAGTCCAGAAATAACAATCTGGTCATTCTCTAAGAAAGTATGATATGGATCAACGTGAACGGATACTTGATTCGAATTATCCCAAGTAAGAACGTTAGATTGATAAGTTTGAATTGTAGTATTTACATCAACAATTGATTTACCAGTTACGGATCCAACATATGCAGAGAGTCCTCCACCATTAGTATCTGTACTATCAAATGATGCAATATCACCTACTCTGTAATTTGCTCCAGACTCATTGATTACAAATCCATCAACAGATCCCTTAGTAATAGAATCAATAACGGCACTTTGCATTAGAGTCTCATAAGACTCAGAGATAAAATCGTTATTGGCGTATTTGTCTCCGATCTTATATGGGAAAGTGTTTCTTGTTAGTTCTGAATTATTGAAATTATATCCTTGATCAATATTTTGTGTGATTGGGGTTGAACGATATGTATGACCTATAAAGTATGGAAACTTGCTATTCTTCCCATCACTAGTAATGCCAACGTGATATGCATAAACTCCATTGGGGAATTCTGGTGTCTTAGCATATCTTCCATTATGTTCATCAAGGTCTCCAGAAGAGGTGAACTTATAATCTTCGACAAAAAATCCTGCAGTGAATCCAATCGGTCTATCAACAATATCGGATGTAGATTCTTCGTATCCATTGCTCAGAATTTTGATTCCAGAGTTAATATCTGAAGGATCGGCATAAGCATATGCACCATAAATTGGATTTCCATCATAAGCCCAACCAATAATTGGTGAATGTGATGTTCCATCATCACCAAATTGGGAAGAACCAATGCTGGTTGTGTATCCAACTAATCCGTATCCAAGTTCTCCATTAGTTTCTAAAAGAATCTCATCACCAAAACGATAGTGATTATTCAAAGTTAATGCTCTTACAGAAGCTTCCACATTACCATTTCTACCTGCTGGAGTCACAGTAATTGAGGTGGTATTCTGAGAGTACCCTACTCCAGGATTAATAACAACAACGTTGGTGATCTTACCACCAGATACCATTGCTCTTAGTTTAGCACCGACACCATCACCAGATACTGTTAAATCTGGTGCCGAGGTATATTCACTACCACCACTAGTTACCTGAACAGAAACAATAGAACCACTAGAAATGAGTGGTTTCAGTTCAGCATCTTTACCATTCTTTATTTTAATATCTGGTCTCTTGTGGAAGTTTAAAATAGTTGTACCATATCCAGTACCAGTCTCATACAGATATAAATCAACGATTTCACCCCTAATAATTGGAGTTGCAGTAATAACACCAGTTATACCATCATACTCGGTATTTACTGAGATTGTTATATCAGGATAAGCGAAGTTTTGGAAACCAGTTCCAACTCCTGTAATGGAAACTGGAAGTCTCTTAGTATAATCTGCGGTAATAGTTCCACCAACACCAGCATTTGCTAGTTTGAACGTGCTATCAGAAATCTTAAGAACTTTATATCTTAAAGAAGTTGATAAACCAGTTACTGCTGTCCCATCGGTTGTGTAAACAACAACATCACCATCAGCAAAACCGTGGTTTTCAAATATGATTGAATTCTCAACCGTTGAAATATTTTCAGATTTAACTTTAAGTTTTCTATTTTGGTATCCACTTCCCGAATTGATAACCTTAATGGAATTGAGAGTTTTCTTATCCTCATACATTCTAAACTTATGAATACCCTGAGAAGTTGTAGTAAATCCTACTGTATTAATCCCACTTGAGTAATTCGCAAAAGATTCATATAGTTTGATTGAGGTATTATTTACCAATTCTGCAAAATAAACGGAACCACTATTCAATGACAGATCTTGGTGAGTATTACTTCCACCAAATGTTCCAACGCCAATAGAATTATTTCCATTTCTGCTATAGACAATAGCATCACCATTTCTCAGGTTATGAGGCTTTGTAAATGTGATTGTCTCATCTGAGATGTTAATCCCACCACCATCAGATGTTAAACGTGCATCAAACTCAATCTCACGATATCTTGTTCCAACAACAGGTTCCAGAATAGCACCAGATCCATTACCACCATCAATAGTAACAGATATTACATCCTTAATATCAAAATCTTGGGGATCTACTTTAACCTCTTTTACGTTACCTTTTACAACTGGTCTAACCAACGCAGTTGTACATCCAACTCCTGGAGAAGAAATAACAATCTCTGGTGGAGAAATAACATCATAATTCGTTCCACCATTATAGAGTCGAATTTTTTCTATTGGACCATAGTAAATCTTATCGGTCGATTTGTAGTTGATAATTTCAACTCCGTTGACCAGCATACCAGTTGATTCTGGTGGAGTTGAAGAACCTTTACCATTTTGAATATTTCTACTCAATGGAAACTTCTTAAGAAGTTTTTGTGGGTAAATATATCTACTCTTTTGAGATGATAATGTAAATGTATGGGATCCAGTAGCACTACTAGAAGTAAACTCAATAGGATTATCACTAACAATTAGTGATCTTGATGCATATAATTTGATTTGGTTTGTTAAAGGAAGGACTTTAACGTAGTAGTATCCTTCACTGAGACCATTCAGTGCTGCTGATGAATAGGTGTAATAAACTTCATCCCCAGTAATGAATGGAACGTTGCTAGCAAAAGAAAGAATCGAATACTTTTCGGTCTCTGTATTGTATCCTTGTAGAGCACTTCCACTTGCTGATGTTATTGTTGCTTTAGAAATATCTTCACTAATATCATATGATGGTAGTGAGTTTGAAGCAACATATCCATATCCACTACGATCTGTGTAAACGTTCTGAACATCACTAGTGATGGTGTTATCGCCATAGAAGATCTCAGTTCCACTACTAGATGCAGTGTTTAACTTTCTCCTAATTGTGTAGATAACTGTAGGACTAGCAGTGAATCCGCTGAGATTATTGAGTGTTATCTGCCTGTTTACTGCATCAATAGTAGCGACAGTAGCATTGCTATGAAGAACGGTTTCTGTTACTCCATTAAGAATATCTACAGTATCTCCTACTTTAAGACTTGACTTATCTATTTCAGTCTTTAATTGGAAATTTGAACCACTAATACTATCAACATCAAATCTTGAGCTGGTATTGTAAATCCAACTGTTAGCAAATATTTCTTTATTAGTCTTGTTTGCACTTGGATTTAAGATTTTTTCACCAACATTCTTGGTATAAATCTTTTGACCTTCAGTAGAAAGTAAAATATCACCTATTGGTTCAAATTCAGACAATACACCTGTAATACGAAGTTCTACTTTCTTGGTAGTATCACCATTCTCATATCCATAAAATACTTCATCAGTTCTAAGATTTGCCTTTGTTGGAATTGCAACAGTAACACCTGTGCATCCTAAGAACTGGTTTACAGTCTTAGACGTATATTCAATAGCATTGGTTCCAAAAACAACCCTGCCAGTATCAGCAAATCCTACTGTAGAATCTACAGTGATTACAGAAGATCCAACAGATACTGCGCTAATAACTTTTGTCTGTGGTTGAATTTCAAATGTACCTTCAATAAGGTCTCTATCATCAAATCCAACAAACAGACCAAGTTTAAAATATGTGCTAATACCAGATCTGGTGAAGATTTCTACTTCCGATACAGACGCTTTAGTTTCTGAATCTGATGATTTTATTATCGTTTGTCCAACCAGATTGTTTGGATCACCAGAAATTCTTTCTGCAACAACAACTTCTCTTCTGATAAACTGTGCAGAAGATGGTTTTACAAGATATTCTTCTAGGTCAACTACCTGAGGAACAACGCCATATAGAACTTTAAATAGTATCTTATATGATTCTTCCGTTCCTTTTGCTTCATAGAGACTTCTTGCTTCTTTTATGAAGTTATTAACATCAAGATTGGGTACAAAATCAACATTCTCAAGACCTGGTGTGAAGGAATACTTGAGTTTATTATAAAATTCTTTAAGAAAACGGGTACTTAGGTTCTCTACAGAACTTCCAGAATCGTGAGATGCTGATGATGACGTACTAAACAGCAGTTCTTCTGGGTCTAAATCTGTTTTATATGTGGTAATACCACTAAATCCTCTAATACATCCAGTAAAAGAGTTTGTAGTGATACCAGTATAGGTAAAAATCTCATTGTCGATCTTAAACAGACCATACTCATGAGGAAATCCTTTTGTAGATGCAACTCGAACAGTCTCATCGGTTGATGAAATACCAACAGAAAGAGTAGTCTCACCAATAATTACTTCTGGAGTTAGATTGTCTAACTTCAAATACTGATCAAGATTATCTGAAAGGTCTGATGGACCAGACTGATATTCTTGAGAGATGTAATATTGTTTTAGAAAATCTACTGTTTTTGGACTTTCTGAAAGTATGAATTCTGGTAGTTGACTTTCAATTATTTGCTGAACTTTTACCCTCTTCTCAAAGCCCGTTTGTATCATTTTATCCCCTCTTTAGTTCTCCGTTTGAATAACTTGAAGTAACTTTATAACCGACGCCAGAAATCTGTTCGCCAGATGTTATAGTATCTTTAACCATATTTATGGTGCTATCAGCAACAGAAAAGGATAGATATAGATCCTTTAGACCGATAATATCATTAGACTCTGGGAACGCCTGAATTTCGATAATATTGTTAGCAACCACCGTAGAAGTGATGTTTAAAGTGTTGAGAGTTATCTCACCCTTAGTGTAATCTACGGTGCCTGCAGACTTCACTACGATCTCATACTTACCAGTCTCGTTAATATCCTTAACGATGGAAATAACGCCCTTCCCGTTGCTTCCGGGCACATCTGTGAAGTAGAATGTTCCTATTCTACCAGCAAGAGTAAATCCAGTACTCTTAATATTGAATCCATCCTTATTGATATGGAACTTGTTACCATAACACAGTTCATACTGTGCTGATTGATTAATCAGTGCCTTTAGATTTCTACGGATAATGACTCTTGTGATGTTTGAAGTGATCGCATTATCGGAATTATCAATAGTCTGACACAATCTACTATACTTAAATCTACCACCAAACTGGTTGATATTTGCTTTTGCAAAAGTATTCAGAATCGAAATTACTTTAGTCTTCAAGGCATTGACGTTTGTAACCTGAGAGCTGTTATAATAGACTCCAGAGTTAATTTCAACATAAAGAACCTTAAGATCAGTGATTCTTTGGTTGATACCAGAAAGTGAATAATCTTTCAGTTTTGAAAGAATATTTTGCTTATCAAAATCCGAAACAAAGTCGCCATTCTTTGGTTTAATGCTAATAATGACGTTTCCAAACTGTGGTGGGTCCAACTCTTCGCCACCAACAACAGAAACAGACTCTGTATTTGGATAAATCTGTTGAATAATCGCTTCATAGTCACGAGTCGTCACTGCTCTATGCTGAGAAGCGTAAATTCTTGGTGCAAAGTACTTAATTGAGTCAACACTTTCAATTGCACTACCGTTTGCTGCTGCATTTACGGTTGTAACGCTAATTGCATTGGTTGGGATGATCGGATTTCCCAAAGAATCTAAAAATCTACCGGAGAATGAGAAATTAGCAGCACCATTTCCATCTTCACCATCAGTAATGATGTAAGAAACGGTAATAATAGTGCCACTTTCTAATTTTTTACCAAAATATCCGTCTCCAAACAAAAGTTCATACTTTTCATCCTGAACTTCCTGAATCAAATAGATTTCTGAGGTCTTGTTAATATTTAAAATGTTATCAACACGGGAATATTCTCTTCCTTCACCACTATCAGAGAGTCCTTTGACTTTTACGACGATAGTTGAAGTGTCAATAAAGGAATTATCAAGGACAAAACGCTGATCAAGTGATCCATCAACCACAAATTGCTTCTTGAGGTATGTCCCTTGGTAGATCGTAATACTATTGAAAGAACCAGTACCAGAATTGATGGTTGTAGTAATGCTTTCTGGTATTGAGAAGATATAATTGCTGTTTTCTGCTGTTCCTACACACACTAGACCCGCCTCTAAGGTCATTGTATCCGATGATGAGGTAGTTTGTGCGTTCAAACTAATTGTTGCCTTAGCGGCGTTCCTAGAGCGAGGTACATAACCAATATTTCTTGCGAGAGAAACGACATTTTCTCTCAAAGTTGCCGAATCCAAGAAGGATTCGTTGACTACCATATTCGCATTGAACGCATTAATATAACTATTATACGCTAGAGTGTCGATTAAGACAGAAAAATTAGACCCCTCAAAGTCAAAATCCGTGAAATTTGAGTTAGCACGGAGATAATCTTTGATCGAGGTCCTTATTTGGTCAAAATCGAGGTTCGTAAACTTTGTAAAAGGCATCTTTTTATCTGGTAGCCTCTAATAAGAATGTAAATTGCTGAGCAGGAACGTCTTGACCGATGATATTATACAAAACTGTGACTTCAAACGTGTTATTATCGGGTTGAGGATCGACTTCTACCCTAACATTGTTGACTCTTGGTTCAAAATTTTCGATTGTAGTCAGAATTTGCTCTTGAATTACGGTAGCAGTACCAAAATCAACGAAATCGAACAGACTTGAACGCACATCTGACCCTAAAAGTGGTTGAAAAAAACGTTCATTTGGTATTGTCTGTACTAAATTACGAATCGAACGAGTAATTGCTGCCTCATTTTTGAGAATAGGCAGATCCTTGGTCACAGGATGTGGATCAAAAGACAAACTAATGTCCTTAAATGCTCTAGAAACCCGTGAGATCGCCATTTGTCAAGAAGTTTTCTTGCTTTATTTATATTTACATCCAAGGATTGCCATATGTTGGCTCCGTTCCATAGTCCCAATCATCATAATCTTCATCATTACGAATCTTTTCGTGAAGTTCAGACTGTTTTTTTAGGTCGTGACGAGGCGCAAGGTCGTGCATGACCTCTGTTAGTACTCTTTTTTGATTTAAATTCTGCATTGAACCATAATCTGAGGCGAGTTTCGTGGTTCCCCACATCTCTCTCATGTAGTCTTTGTTCCTATCGACAGGTGATTGTCCCATTTTAGCTCCTGATTTATAAAAATCAGAACTTTTAGAGGGGTTGCTATCCCTTACTACTATTTATTTTACCCAAAAACCTTTTCTAAGGTAATCGGAATCATAAATGAACTCATGATCATCATATTTTTTTTTATCCGAGTCATTCCAAACTGGTATTGCTACACTATTTCCATACCTAAAGTCTGGGTTTTGGCGAAAGTGAACTTCAATGAGACGATTTCCTATAAATTCGCAGTTGATCCACTCATAGTTACCCCTCAATTTTTTTAAAATACTAGGAAAAGGAATGGTAACGTCAACTTTTTTCCACATATCCCATCTATAAAGTGGATTCATCTCATCCCTTGTACCCAAAACTGCTAATTTTTGTTCTTCATTTTGGTAATCTACACTGATATGATTTCCTTCAAAAATTTCGCACCAAAATTCCGATGGATGATAAGGGTCTGTATACTTATGGATATACTCTTTACGAGCATAACGACCCATACCAAGTAAGTTCATACTAGGTCTTAAAATATAAAAATCGGGTCTAGGTACACTTGTGCCTATAGGACCACAAGTATAACCCAAAACCCGACTTAATATCAACTTATTGTATACCCAAAGGTCTTCAGAATGTATTTGGTTCCATTCATCATCACCTTCTAAGTACATTATCCCTTACCTTGTCCGCGATACTTTTTACGCGCCTTATTACGAGAAGAGGAAGCGTATTTAGTACCCATTCCATCTCCTTGACGAGACTTTTTAGGCGGACCAGGAATATAAGAACTTTTATTCAGTCCTACTTTTGCCTTAGCCATGATAATTCTCCTTAATAATTTCAGTGTCTAATTCATCAGGTCTTGGAGATCCTGTCTGATAGAACTCTATCGACAGGTCCTCCATTATATTGAAATACTCTTCCTCAGTCAAGCGGGAGTATAATTTCTTCCCCCTACAATAGATATTGTAAAGTTCGTTAGACATCAAATGATCCTTGTCTTTTCGTGACCAACTCTGATACGAGGATCGCACCAGATTTCAAAGCCTGCTTCCTTTGCATCCAAACAGAACGATACATCTTCTCCACACATATCCTGTACGTCACCAGATTCAAAGACTTGCATCTTCGGAGCAAACCAGGGATACTTCATCTCTTCGTGCTCAAAGACTCCATGCTTAATCATCAACCAACCAAATCCTGCATAATCAACAGTAAATGGTTTCTTACGCTTCGACATCGTTTCTAGCGTTTCATGATTCATGACTCCACCATTGTTCTTGAAGTCATCTTCTTCCATCCAGTGAGCAACAGAGGTCGTGTGCCCGTCTTCCGTACAATACCAACCACTGGCGATATCTTCATCCATCAATACTAATTGTAAAAACTTTTCAGTATTGAAAACAATATCAGAATCAATCCACAATTGATAATCATACTTTAGCTTGCCGTCCCAGGGAATCTGGTCAGGTCCACGAAGTACATTCGCTCCTAGGCACTTGCATCTTGCGAAGTTGACCATCGAGGAGTAGTCTTGAGAAATTTGAATACTAGCACCACTCTGTACGATATCAAAACAGAGTTGTACAAAATTCTTTAAGAAGGTGTAAGAAACTCCACGCCCAGGCAGACAGAAGACGATTGATTTACCACGGATCATCTCCCGTGCCTTCTCATAATCGAATTCGACTTCCTTGGTGACTGTCGGAGTCTTTGCTTTTACAGTAAATCCTTTAGCCATAAAACAGTGTAATTACATCGGTTATCATACAGCATTATCTATATGAGGTCAAGCGCCGCGCCCTTGAGTATCAAGTTCCCTTAACCTCAGTGATAATGATCGTTTCTCCATCAATCTCCATGTTCACTACAGTTCCCTCATACCAACCAAATTCACTCAGCACCCATTCGGGGATATTAAAATAATACTCCCCAGTTATTGGATCGACCTCCACAGTCGTATAATTTTCTCCGGGATTTTTTTGCATTTGAGGTATTTGAATTTCCATTTTTGTTTTATATAGAAAATCTTGAAATTGGACTTTGAGTAAACCTTTGAGTAAACCTTTGAGTAAACCTTTGAGTCTTATAAAGAGCTAGCGATCGTAACACTTTGTAGGTTACAGGGACCCATGGGTTTTATATACACGCGCCGCGACCGCACGGGGGCGGCGGCGGGGGCACTGCCCCCTCACGAACCCAGGGGGTCACCAGGCAGGCAGTGCCTCCTGTGCCTCATCAGCCCACACCTCAGCGAACTGACCCGCGATGGCGTAGGCACTGATGCCCAACTGGGGCTGCAGGCCCGAACCGATGGCGGAGTCGTCGTTGCAGCGGGCGGTCCACACGATCTGACGGGTACGGAGGTCGGAGGATTGGGAGAGGATCATGGGTCTGTCGGTTGAACTGAGAGTATCCTACAGCATCAGGGGGCACGAAGGTCCCCCCGTTACAATCAGTAGGAAATGACCTGAGGCGCGGCATCGGCAACCAGAGCGGCGACCTTATCCTGCTGCAGTTTCAGCACGACCTGAGAGTTGCGGTTCGCTTTGCTCAAACCCAGAAACGCCTTGATACCGTTGTTGCTGGTCACACGGAGACGGAGACCAAGGTCCAGGGTTTCACCGTTACCCTTGAGAACGATGCGGCGGGAGGTCGTGCCCTTACCAGCGACCAGGTGGGCAGTGTAACCAGCAGAGAGGCAACGGGCGGCACGGATGGTATCGTGACCCATCACATAGCAGCGTTGGGCGGCGGTGTCGTTGATGACCATCGACATCCCATGGTTGGCGTCGATCAGTTCAGAGATCAACCAAGCGGTGAGGGTCTCAGAGGTGATGGCGTTCAGGGCATCGCTGCAAACCTCATTGAACAGGTCACGGGTCTCTTCCACAATAGCGGTACGCTCAGCGGCACCCCAGTTACGGGCGGTGCTGATAAAGGAGCGGAAGTCCTCAAAGCGGGAGGAGTCCAGAAGGGCATCGGTTTGGGAGGTGTTCACCCAGTCAAAGGAACCGTTACGAAGACCTGCCTTGTGCTTGATGCTGATAGGAGTAGCACCCGCCATAGCGTCTGCCTTGTTACGGGTGCCGCCCAGGTGGGTGACGGTCTCAGCGAACACCTGATGGGCGTTCAGCAGAGCGATGGTGTCGTGCTCATTAGCGACGCCAGAGTGGTGAACGGAACCGTTGGTTTGGAAGGTCATTTGGGAATCGGGTGAGCGCCACCCGTCTGAACTGAGAGTAATGTAAGCGATTTTGGGGGTCAGGTCAAGACCCCCGGACAGTTGTCAGACCGTCACAGGTCAGCCAGCATCTCATCCAACTCATCGGTGTCGATGGTAGGGTCCATCCAGCGAGCACCGTCAGGAGTCATCTGCCCGAACTGAGATTCCAGGCGGGGGATCAGGCGATCATAGGAATCGTAGCGGCAGGCGACCTTGTAAAGGTTCTCATCGTTCTGGAGCCAGAGGGCGACGTTCCAGGTTGCCCAATTTGCCCATCCGTTGTAGGTTTCGGTTTCGGGGATCATGGAGGTGAGTGCTTGCATTGGTTGGTTGCGTGTGAGTGTATTGTAAGGGGTCAGGCGACCAGCGCCGACTCCATGTGGACGGTTTGCAGATTGACCTCAGCCCAATCGTATTCTTCCTTCAGTTGGGCGCAGCGGGCATCAGCAGCAGACTTGCAATCCCACAGGGAGCAATGATCATCAGATTCATAGAAGAATCCAGCGGTGACGACGTAGACTTGCATCGGGTTTCCTTTGAACTGAGATCAGTATAAGGGGTCAGCGGGCGATCAGGTCACCAGTGGTGTGCAGTAGGTCTGCTGTCACAGTGCGGATGGGTCGGATCGGTTCCCATAGCAACCACAGCACAACAGCGGTAACGGTCAAGCGGAGCATGGTCTGTCGGTGAAACTCAGGGGAGCGGGAGCGGGTCAGAGCGTTGATCATCGTTCCAGTTGTGCCAGGGAGGAGGGGGCGATGTGAGAGGGTGACCCACAGGACCTGTAGAAGTCTACCATACGGTCTGCCTCTTCCTTAGTCGTGAACCATTGCGACCGCCACTCGCAGGCATTGTAGGGGGTCTGGTAACGGACTTCAAAGCGCATGGGGTTTGGTTGCGTTGTGAGAGTATTGTAGCAGATCAGGGTCAGTCCCTGTCGGAGACGGTCCAGGTGCCGTAGGTAGCATGGTCGGGTGCCTGGTAGGTTCCCTCAGCGTGTGCTTTGAGAATCTCCTCCCGACGCTTTGCCTCAGCGTTCACCTTTGCGGTGTAGTCAGCCATGATGGAGGACATGTCCAGTTTGGTGGATTGTTTCTTCATGCTCTTAGTATAGGGGGTCCTCAGTTGAACCAGTAGGCAAGTTGTGCCAGTTCCTCTGCCGTCTCCTGTACGTTGTCGGGGGTCAGACGTGCCAGGATACGCTCTGCATCCTCCTCAGGCACATAGGAGAGGTCACCGTTGATCTCAGCAGCAAGGGCAGAGGCGATGGAGATGCAGCGGGATTGGAGTTCTTTCATGCTCTTAGTATAGGGGGTCTGGGGGTGCTGTGGCGGTTTGGTGGACAGTCCGGGAAGTGGCACAAGGTGGGTTGTGGGGGGTTGCCGCTGCCCTATAATAAGGTCACAAGCGAAGGAGGGGCAGGGTCGCCCTGATGACGAAAACGGTCGCCACCGAACCTGCCTTCCGGTAATTATAAAAAAGTATAAAAAAAGGGAGGCAATTGCCTCCCTATTGTTTATGCGAACATGAAACCATTGGTAAACTCATACTCATTGTAGACAGGAGAAGTTCCTGCCTGTCCAACGAACTTGTGAATGTACCAATTCCAGTTCCGTTGAAATACACCTTCGCTAGCGACTCCGTGCTCTTTGAGAATAGCATTCAGACGGGATTTGGTGGTGACAGACTGATAACCACCGTCGAAGATCTGAACGAAGTTATCACCAATGATGGCGATTTTGTTACCGTGAAGGTATACGGTGGACTCGTTAGTTTCGGGATCGTAGGAGACTTCGGTGTTGTCTTTGTGCCAGTTCAGATTGTTAGAAATGGCGTTGTTCATTTCACGTTCGATCTTACGCATGAGTCTGTGTTGTTTGATCTGAAGGTAGTATGGGACGGATTGGGGGGAAAGTCAAGAGGGTGTGTGCCACCTTCTCAACCGTCACACCCCGAAGAACTCTTCAAACTCATCTGCGATACGGTCGATCAACCAATCGGTAGCGTTCAGATCGAACACGTCGCAAACCCAATCGACGCAATCGTTGAGGTCGCAGAGGTTGCTACCCATGAAATCACGAAGAGCGGGAGCGATGTCCAGATCGAACTGGTGGACTTGAGAAGCAGTGGTGTTGTTCATACAGACATTATAGGCACGGGGTCCGCCGATCTGAGGGAAGCAGTGGACAGTGCCCCAACCGTCCACCCGCGGCGGCCCTGGGTATAATTAATCCTCCAGAAGTTCGGGGTAGTATTCTTTTACCTCTGCAATCAATTCCGACTCCGAATAGTTATCATAACTCTCACTCATAGAATCATACAAACACGCCATCATGGTTTTGATGTCCATATCATCCAGGATTTGCTGAATGAGTTGATCTTGGAGTTCAGAACGATTCATGAGTTTCAGTTACGAATGTGAGATTTGTTGATGGTGGTTTGCCACTCACTCGGAGCAGAAAGTCGGGGGTTCATCTTTACCCAACGACCTTGAAACTTCACAAGAATCGACATCAGTAATCGTAGTTAGAGTTGATGTAAGATTCTACATTGAACTTCTCATCTTTCTCCCATTCTTCTTTATACTCAATCACATCGAAGATTTCACCAGGAGCATCAGCAATCTCAGACCAGAGTTCATCAAACATCGGGGCAATCCCTCAACCACGAAACAAGAATACCCCACCAGGAGACCCAGTGGGGCAGATAGTGGACACTTGCTCAACTGGCACAAGAATGCCCAATTGCGATACGAATTCATATCATACAATATTCTTATGATACGAATTCATATCATAAAGTACTGATCAATGTGCCAATCCACGAACTGGCACATTAAAAATCGATATCGAATTCTTTTACGTTACAGTGAAGATCTTCACCTGGTTCGAGTTCTAATAACTCCTTCCAGTTTACATCTTCAAGATGTAAATCATCATAACACATGATGTCTAGTGTAACTGTAACTAGGCGCTTGTTATGTGTTAACATGTTACTAGATGTGTAATGTGTATGTATGACCTAGTACACATTATGCATAATGACGATACGCAAGTGTATCATAATCTTGTGTATCTCGTGTGTATTCCTCGTCGAGATCTACTACATCTAGTTGAGCATAATGCTCATAGTATGAGTCCTCGTCGAGATTATAATCATTGCTGAATGTATAGTCGAGATCGTAATCGTCGTACATAAGCTCGTCGAGATCTTGTGTTCTTGTGTATTGTAGCATATATCTCGTCGAGAAACAACCTGTCTAGGTATAAGTCTCGTCGAGATTCATAACCATTATTTATAAGTCTCGTCTAGATTTTGTGTGGGTCTCCGTATATTTTCCCGCGCCCGGAACTTGACAACTTGCGCGTCTTATGGTACGCTCGCTAAGCCCACAAGACCAGGAGGGATTTATAAGGGATTTATAAGGGGTTTATAAGGGGTTTATAAGGTTTATAAGACACAAGACCAGGAGGGGTTTATAAGAATTATAAGAGTATTATTGATACTAATTCATATCATTATCATACCTTATTGAGAATCATTATCAACAATACAATTAACAACTTTATATTTAAAAAGGTATTTAATTAATAAAAAACCCCTAAAAAGGGGTTAAAAGAACATAAAACACTTATTTTAGTCCTTTACACTCCCCCTCTATAATGTGATCTACGTGAATCTAATCTTCTCTGAACTGATGCCTTAAGATCTCTATAAAATGGGCTGGGATTAATATCAGTATCAACAGGTTGAATTAATCCACCTCCACCACTACCTGACTTAACATTGAGACTTAAACCTCTATTACCTCTAACAGATGCAGTAGTTGCTGACTTTGGTATTTCACCGGACTTTAAATTAGAACTAAATGCAGTCTTCATTCTCTGTAATAAGTTGGGGGTTGATACCGTATTAACAACTGGTTTTAACTTATTCATAAAATCAGAGAACGTTGTTTGTGTTCCTGTTATTGCTCCTCTGTTACCTGCTTCTATTCTTCTCTGTGATGATGATAACCTTGTAACTTGTGTAAGTTTATCTGCCTTTAGTTTATTTGCTGATATTGAATCAAGTTTTACTTTCTCTGGTTTAATTGGTAATTCTACTCCCTTATTTGTGAGAGCACGTTTTAAATCACGACGAAAGTTTAGAAAACCTCTACTATCACTACCACTCTTTGGTGCTGGTACTTGAGCACCTGATTCATGCCTGTAAATATCATGCTTACCAGAAGAACGTTCTAACTTAAAACCAAGTTTTTCTGCCTGTTGAGCATAACGTTTTTGATCTGATGCTTCCTGTAAATTATGCACAGTATAATGAGGTTTTACTTCTCATCATATTTATCGGCGCGTGACTTAACATAGGTGAGATCTTTCCATGACTCTGGATAACACAATACCAGTGTTCTATGATTCCTATGATGAGTACCGTTCTGCAGATCATCAGGATGTTTTGGTTTAGTCTTTGTCTCAATCGTAAGATAAGACTTATCCTTAAAATACACCCATCCTTCTACAGAGAACTTACCTTTGTTCCACCTAACATAATCATCTAATTGGGGGACATAAGACATTGCATTAAAGGATTAAGGTTTAATAGCATTGCAGAGTATGGTGTCGTTTGTTCTATACTAACGACGGATCCCATTGTAGAGGAGTTGACTGGGGAATGATAGGACTTTGTTTTGGTGTTATAGAATCCCCAGATACAACGGACTGGAGCACCATGATTGTAATCAAACCGACGCTGATGAAGAATCCAGATAGCAATAACATTGCGTTTAAACTCGGTTTGCTCATAACTATACCCTTCTGGTGGTTGGTGTTTAAACGTCTGGGGTAGCACGCAATCGATTGGGATTTGTTCCTTCTTCAATGAGTTCTTCAAGACGTTGTTTTGCTTCTGGTTTTGTGAGTTGAGTGGACTTTCCTGGTACAACTTCCCATCCTGTTGTGTTGTACTCTTCAATGCGATACAGTTTTTCTTCAGTCATTGTTATGTGGTAAATGATTCTACAATACCCGATTCTTCGGTGTTAGCAAGTGCATAACGCGAGGCACTATTCACTCGTTCCATAATCAGGTTGTCGTATTTATCGTCACATTGATCCCTCCAATTCAGAAGAATATCATGACATTCAACATCGTTCTTAGCGATTACAGCGATCAAACCACCATATTCTGATGATGGAAATGGAACCCAGTAATCAACCAAATACAGATAGTTCATCGTTGTGTGTAAGTTACTCCTTAATTGTAGATTGTTGTTTGCTATTTGTCAAGAGAGACAATTGTCGTTCAAGTTCACACTTCATCTTATACAATTTACTATAAAGAAAAACCTCATACTCATTTCCTTTCAGTAAACTAATCATGTTGTGAATCTGCATCAGTGCTAAATGCAACTTTGCTTCTTCAGTCAAAGAAATTCCTCCATCAGATAATCTACAGTCACCTCCATTTTAGCGGCACTGTTTTCCAGAAACTCATCCAGAAGTTCAGGTGCATCTTCCTGCATTACGGCAAGAGTCTGATACCAAAGTTTAGTAGGAAGGGACGACATCGTTTCGGAGTCCTGTTTCTGATCGATCAAGAGTTTCCCAAACTGAGTATAGTTTGTTGTAGAGGGCTGGGGCACTTCCATATTCTTTAGCAATTTGATTTTCGTCACGGTTGGTAAGTAGTTGCAGTGCAGATAGAATTACACCAATTTCATGCACATTCAGATTTACATTTGCGTCAGTCATCATACCTCCATAGGTGAACTATTGTTATTCTAACATATTAGTCTTGAAGAGTGAAGTTAGGAGCCCACATGACTTCATATTGTCCATTGTCTTCTCCTTGGGCTTCAAACCATTCTGCATATTCCTCATATAATGCACGACAGGTATCTTCGTTGTCAACTTCTGCACAACTTTGACACAGTGCATAAATGTGGTCAAGTTGATCCTCTACAATGTCGGTGCGTTGTTCGTCAGTCATGAGAAGTCCTCTTGATTACCTTGTAAGTATAGCAGGGTGAAGTGGGATAAGCAGTGCAGTAGTGGACAGTTCCTCAACTGGTCTGGAATCGCCCGTGGTTGAAGTTAGCACGGGAGAATGCCTCACGCTTCACCAATTTGAAGCAACCGTGCTCATTGGACAAAACATAACCTTCAGCATCAATACGCTCCCCTAACAGATAGGTAGCAGGTCCATTATTGCGACAAATGAACAAACAGTCCTCCTTAATCGACTTGACAAGTTTCCACAAACGAATTAGGTTGCGATCGCAGTCGCAGGCGACCGTCAGTGCCTCCTCGTCCAGTTCGTTGCCGCTTTTGATGAAAGTGTTGAAAACCTGCTTCATCTTCTGTGCTTTTGAATGACTTACAAACTCACAGGTTGTAGACATTTGACGGGCAAATGCACAGACTTCATCAACATCAGCAAAACGCTCTTGCCCATAGGCAATCCAGGCAAGTGGTTGCACAAACTTACACTGACGGTTACCAGTCAGTTTATAAGACAATGGATAGGCATGTGCATCCCGAAGATCACTACTTGCCTGATAATAGGTATGAGGAGCAACAATCACATCCTCAGTGATTACATTCTCAAACTGATAGGTGAGGAGTTGGGAGTTGTACTCGGACTGTCCACCAAACCCAATAAAATCACCTTGATAGATGTTATGAGTGCGAGGAAGCACATCATAACAACGATGAAGGATTTCCGCGACATTTCCTTCGTAGAACTGATCGATTTCATCATGAGAATGAGCAATGCGAATCTTCACCTTGTTGAACACTGCTTTAGTGCCGACAAAGAAAGTATTTGTTGCAGGATCGTTGCCCCAGACAATCGCAGGAGCACCGTCCATCTTAACACTCAGATTACCCTTACTCACAAACCAATCAAGAACAGAAAGGTCACCAGTAAGAATAGAATCTTCAGGGTGCTCAAGGTGAAGGTTTTTCATCAGAAAAGTTCGAGTTGGGCAAACATCAGGTGATCGTCACAACTATCAGAGTCGTGCAGATCAATCATATCAGAATCGGTGTGAGAAAAGAGTTTATCGAAAAGAAAATCAACAAACTCTTTATTTGATTTTTCGTTGTTCATGAGAGTAACCATCAGAATCACCAGCGAATGTAAGTTTCGTCAGGATAAATGCCATTTTCTTCACAACGGCACTCATAGGCAATTCGCTTGAGAAACTCAATGTCCATGTCCTCAATCTCCTCCAGAATACTGAGGCGCAGTTCGCGGATGGTGGCGTCTTCCATTGGATTCCCCTCTGTTGATGCTCTTATTATAGGGCATTCAGGCGCTGCTGGAATGCCCCCTGTGCCAGTTCTTAAACTGTCACAGGCACTTGGAAATACAATCCAGCACGCTTCATCATATCAATCAATGCGGATTGAATATCCTCCAATTCATCACGTTCTGCATCAGTCATTTCTTCCTCAAAGTAGAAAACATCAAACTCATTGAAGTTCACACTACCATCAGCAAGAATGGGAGCATAGAACAACTCACCCTCGGTGCAAACAGTATAAACACAACCGTGATTCTCAACAGTCAGGAAAACGCCAGTGAAGTTAGTCATTTCAGAAACGGGTGATGTTTTTAAGGAGAATAAAAACCAGGGTTGTAATACAAACCCAGATGATAAATGTGGTCATCAGCAGGCACCATTCATAGGATTAACATTCACGGCATCGGTATTAAAGTTGGTCACTTCATAACCAAGTCCAATGCGCTCATCACACTCACGCTGAAAGTCACGCTTGGTAATACACTTGGTGCTCATGGTATCAACACCCTGAAACTTCAGCACTTTATAGATGAATTGAGTGCTACCTTCGATGGGATAGTAGTCAACAACCATCGTACCAGTGGTGGAGGTGAGTTGCATTTGGGGTCGTTCCCTTGATTACCTTAGTATTATAGAGCAGATGGTGGGCAGTGGAAGCGGTACTGTGCCACTTCCACAACTGTCCCCACTTCAGGCACCAATAACAGAAACGTCGATCTCTTTAATGTTCAATCCACACAGTTGATTGTAGACACGATTGTGAATAAACTTACATGCGTTTTCTTTGTTAGAACGCTCATACCAAATAGTAATGCAACCGTCTGCAGTTTCAACCAGAATGCGAATGTCCTTCACTGGTGTCGTCTCTTGATTACCTTGTAATTATACTGCCTGCATCAGGCGGTTGGAGAAGCAGTGTGCCACCTTTTCAACTGTCACAAGACCCCTATCTATCAAATAATCATGATACAATTCTTCTTCCATATATCGTGCTTCTACTTCATGTGGTTGATACCAATACTCATACTTTTCGACAGGTTCTTTAGAATAACACAATTTTCCATAACGGGAGCGCAGCAGACCATCCACCCACTGCTTCATATGGGTTAATTCATGCAAAAGAGTTTTTACATACAACTCTTTGTCCATATAGGTATTCATTTCGATTAGAAAGTGACGAGGACGATAATTGTCTTCAATAACGTCACAATATCCATAAACCTGCTCACGATTCAGACCACGATGCACAATGTCCAGCGTAATCTTGTGTCGTGGGAAATACTTAGTCAGAAACCAAGAGGTAACATCCTCACAGAGTTTCTTAGAATAACCATATCCAGAATGACTGATGTAAGACATTGACCCCAATGAAGAAACCAAAGGAAAGAACCAAGAAAAACAAGTTTATGTGTCGTCGTCATTATCAGTGTCTCTCATAATAACGTAATTAAAACCAAGTGCTAAAAGCACAGCACTAATCCAACAAAGAAAAAGTGTAATCATCCCCACGCTTCCACATATTCAATAAGAGTAAATCCTTCGTCAGTCTGCGTTTCCTCAACCAACTCATCATAGGTCATCTCTTTCAATCCTTCCAGATAATCTTCAGGAGATACATCCACATCAGGATCATAATCATCATGACAAAGAAAGACATACTCATTGTAAAGTGCCTCAATCAACAGTTCTTTGGGGAAATTCATTTTCTTTGTTGAGATGATTAAACCAGGGAGAGAATAATGCTAGTGCCGCCCATGCAACACTAGCAGAAATGATAAGGAAGTAAATCACTTATAAAGATAACCTCCTGCCCAGTCACAACGCTCAAGCATTTGCTCACGGGAGTTGATAATCAGCACATTGTAACGCTCTCCCTTAGCAGGTGCTTTAATGCTAGCAGGTTTGTAGACAGAACCAGTCTTCTTATCAATGAAAGCGTGAATGCTATCGCGGCGATCACCAATGTGCATGAAGACTTTGTGATACTTACGCCCAGAAGAGTCCAGAGAGTAGAAGTAACCGTCAGGAGCATCTTGCTGGAGAGCATCACACAGCATCATACCATACTTAACAATGTTAAGATAGATGGTGTTCTGTGCGTCCTTCTGGGCAGCGTAGTCAGCGAAGGTGGTGGACATCGGTTGCTTGCGTATGAAGGTATTATAGGGCATCCTAGACGCCTCTCAGGGGTCAGTATGCCAGTTCGGGAACTGGATCCCAGGAGTCGTCCTCTTTCATGTATCCCATCCAGTCTTTAGGATCTACATCATAGATCTCAATCTCACGAATTTCATCCAGAATCTCAGATAAGTCCATGAAGTTGACCCTCAAATTGTTTAGTTATTGTAGCATAAGGCAGACTAAACCGCCAGTGCTCCAGAAGGAATTTCTACAATCTCAGGCAGTTTGCTATCATCAAACTGGTGCATGTTGTAGCACACCCATTCACCATTACGGAAGACATAAGCATACTCTTCGCTGTTGTCGGGCAGCAGGTATTCTCCAAGGAAAGCATCAAGGCGAGGAGGGCAATTCTCACCACGAGCAGAATAATACTCTGCTTCCTTGTCATCATTCCAACAGGAACTCATATCACCACCATCAATCAGTTCAGAAACTTTCTCTTTGGTGTTGTAATGAGTGTTCAGAATACGACCCAACCATTCGGGATACCCATCCCAATGATGATAGCTTGAAAGAATAGAACCGTCAGAGAGTTCAATTCCAATTCTGGAGCGAGTCGCCATTGCCTTTGTTTGAACTGAAGTCAGTATAGGGCATCCACAAGCGGGTTTGATGCCTGCTGTACCAGTTCATCAACTGTCTCCTGTGCAATGGTGATAGCATCGGGATTCACGTCCAGGGTGACGCAATTTCGGTTCAGGTTAAAAGCGGAAATAGCAGTCGTTCCAGATCCACAGAAGGGATCCAGAACCCATCCACCCTCAGGACATGATGACTTTATGATACGTTCTAACAGTTTCAGGGGCTTTTGTGTGGGATATTTACGCTTATTCTTCTCACTTCTGCTGATAAAGTATACATCATCCCACAAATTCTGCACTGGAACACCTTTGGACTCATGAGAATAGATTTTCTTGTAGATATTGTTTGCACCGTAGTGCAAACGGTCCTGGGCGTCCAGTTCTTCCAGTTTTTCCCTTGTTATACGGAACCCAAACTGTGGATTATATCCTTTGTACTCAAATCTTGCACAAGGACGACTCTTCTCACCGCTAACTTTAGCGAGAGCATAATAACCAACCTCATCCTTGTTTTGGAAACTATTCGCAGCATATACTGGATCCAGAGAGGTATATTCAACCTCAAAGTATGGACTACCTTTACGGAAGACCATAATGCTGTCTACGATGTTACCCCAACCGTTCTTGATATTGTTCTTTGGACCGCTGCGTTTCCAAGAAATATTTGTGTAGAAAGCGTCACGAATCTTGCGATTAACTTTAGACAATACCAGAGCATTACCAATGAAGTTATTATGACAATACATCCACCCATCTTTATTCAGTTTGGCGTAGGCATTGTTGATAACTTCAGCATACCAGTCAATATAATCATCAAAGGAAGTCCAGTTGTCTGAGAATCCTTTCTCTTGACCATCTTCCTCTTGCATAGTAAAGTCCCTCTGCAATCCAAAGGGAGGATCCATATAAACTAGGTCAAATGTCTGGTCAACAGTATTCAGTTCTTCAACGGGTTTCTGAAGAATCTTGATCTCAGACATAATCAATCACTTACAACAAACTATGATACCATAAAAAAAGGAGGGCGTCAACCCTCCAATCTATCAGTCATCGTAGACTCTACATTCCAGTGCATTAGGATGAGTGTCGCAATACAACTCAAGTGGTGTAGGATCGTGTGAATCTTCTGGATGATGTTCTTTATATGTTTTCAGTGCTTCTAACTCTTCCTCAGTGTGCCTTCTTGCTTGTGGAGAGATAGTTGGATCACTCAAAAGGTCCTCGTCCTTTTGAATATGTGTGTCGATGTTTTCCATTGTTTTGTAACGGGATAATACTTATTTATTTTTATCGCGGTGTGTTGTCTTCCTTTCCTTCAAGACTTCGCACCATAAGTTCAGCAAACTTTTCCATTTTTTCGGCAGAAACTGTTTGTGGAGCATAGGTTATTGCGTCTTTGAGGGCAATAAGTTCTTCCCACTCTTCTTTTGTGAGAACTTCAGAACCAGTTTTTGCGAGAGTCATGAGTTCCTTGCGATGTGTCCCAATGTTAGCATTTCAATATACTAATATCTAGAAACTTAATACTTTCTTTGGGATCACGTTACACTTCTTAATCTCCGAAGAAAGAACCAAAGGATCCACTGTCGCCAAACTTACGATTTTCCATCTTATCAAGCAGAGCATCTGTGCTGATGAGGGTATCAATTTGCATAATCATATCGGCAATATGTTTAGCAATGAATGGTTTTTCTTGACGAGCAGCATAAGATAATGCATTTCTTAATGATGCTTCTGCTTCTCGCAAACTCGTTTCAACTGATTCAGATAGAGCCATTTGCATCCTCACATTTTTCATAAAAAATCCCATTTTTATAACAGGACTTTCCAGTTTCATAATATTTTACTATATTTGGTTGTGGTTTGTCAAGGTTACAGTATTCGCCTTGACTTTCTAGAAAGTTATTAGCACATCCCATTACAAGTATGGGAGCAAGAAAATTAAGAGTATACATTATGATCCAGGAGTCCAGTCATATCCACCCCATGCCTTAATTGCTTCATATTCAGCATCAAGTTGTGCTCGCTTGTTATAGTATTCTGCCTCACGCAGGTTATACTCACGACACTTATCTTTCTCTTCTTGTTCTGCCGCAGCATCACACATTGCATTGAGTTCTTCTTCAGTATACTGAGAAAACTCTTCACCAGTTGGACTTAAGTCAACAGGACGATTACCTTTTAGCAGAGAAAGAAACTCAATATTCTTAGTCAGATACTTTTTATGATACTCTACATTTTCATCCACACATTTGATAAGAGTATCGTAAATGTCTTGTGGGGTAAGATCTTCAGAATTCAAAGCATCATGTAACCAGTTTTCAAGGTGCTCAAGTGAATACTTTTTATATTCAAAATCAGTGCTGTACGGATTTGAGGTCATCTAGGTAGTCCTTGATTGCTTGCTCCATAATAACCTGAACTTCCTTCTGAGTCAAGCCATTAAGCCACGACCATTTTGAGTCTTGTGGGTCCCAGTCCATTGTGAATGAACCATCTTTGTTTTCTGTTATTTTAAGAGAGTCTTCCATCAGAGTTCAGTATAATCTGGATCTTTTTTTGCTTTCTTACGAATTTTTTTGAGTTCTTTGAGTTCCATTTTAATATTTTGGTAGGCAGTTTCTGCATCAATCTTCCCACCCATTTCAAGAGCAATAATGATATCTGCTCTCGTTCCAAAATGTGATAATGCCTTTTCTAAATTGCTTAGACCTTCATACATCTGGAATAATCCTACAATGCTCGGCAAGAATATCTATGCGAGCATCAAGGGAGTTTTCCATCTCATAAAGAGCATTAGTGAGTCCAATGTTCTCTTCTTCAAGGACACGAACACGGTCTTCAAGTTGAGTCAGTCTATCATAAACATCATCCATAGGAACACTGTCCGTAATTCCCCACTTTTCAAGAAACCAGTATGGATTACTTTTCATAGTTTTCCACCTACTTCGCCCGAATAAGATTTGGTCTCAGTCCAACCTTCCTGCCGTCCTTTAAGATAAAAACGGGTGCCTGATATACATGACTCTTCAGTGAGAGCTGAGACCAATCCGTTACCTTCTTTGTCATAACTATCCCAGAGAAATTTTCCTTTTACAACATAAAAACATTCGTCAATCAGTTTCTTATCTGGTATATCAAGTGGATTGCGTTTCGTCATTTTTTTTATTGAATCCAAAAGGTTGAGTTTCTGCTTCTTTCTCTACGCGAAGTTTCTGTGCTAGGGTGCAGACATTCTCAGCAACTTTGAGGACATCTTCTACCTTAGTATCGGCAGGCAGACGCCCTTTCACATATTCATAGATAGGAAAGAAGATGTCTGCTGCTTCGGTTACTTCTTCAATTGTCAGTGGTTTTGTATTCATTGGGTCTCTTCAAATCAGGGTGAGGTGCATACAGTGGTCCTTGGTAATCACCAGCATGAACTTTTTTAAGTGCCTCTACAACTTCAGGAGTTTCATCCCAAGTCCATACATCGCCAGTTTTTCCAGTAAAAGTGCGTTCAGTCATTCATAACCTCCTGAGTTGCGTTGAGTAGTGTTTGCACCATTGCATCTAAAGTATCCATTGGAATCCACGCTGGATCTTCATTAGCAAACTGTACTAGAACTTCAGTAACTTTCTTACGATACTGAAGACTATACAGAGTTCTTGTATTTTTAACGAATGATATAGGATTAGTCATCATATTTGTAACTGAGTTTGATGTCTTTCTTGTTTAGTTTGTAACGATCAATGTGTTTTTTACGGTGCTCTTCAGATTGGAAATAACACTTACGTGTTTCCTTTCCGTCCTTATGAATGAGTTTCCAAGGGAACTGATCAAATGGAAATTCTTCTGTGTAGTCCATCATCTAGGTTGTTCACGGTTCTGATCATAGCAGAGATCATATATTTCGTCAAGCACGGCACTACATTCCCAATACTCTGCGGTATTGTTGAGACATTTCTCAACTTGATACCTACGAACAGCAGTCTGAATGAGACGCCACTGATCTGCTCTAA